GACAATTTAAAGCCCAGGGCAAAAGAAACCCTGGGCTTGGGAATTACCTTGTCCCTATAATGCACTCAATAGGGACATTGATTTTTTCCTCCACCGCCGCTGGAAGGAATCGGCGGGGAAGGAATTTAATCCTTTTAAAATTGGAGTACTTGGCCAAGATTTGATTGGCCAAGTCTTTGGTGACATAAGCAAGTCTAGGTGAAAAAGCCACCAATAGTATGCCGTGTCCCTCTCCTGTAGTGCTGTCAACAAACATCCGCACAGGGATGCTTGCCCAGGCCTTTGCGTTTGTACTATTCGTGCTATTTGAGGACTTGGGCAACTGAGGGACATCTTTAAAACCCCTTACATAGTTACCGAGTTTAATCTGCATCTTGCACCTCTTAAGACTGGCCTTAGAATTTAAGGGCTTATGCCCACCAGTCTGTTTGTCAAAACAAAAAAGGCCAGCCAACGGGTTTTAAACCCGTGACTGGCCTTGCTGTGAGGGCCCAAGGCCCTCATTGCTTTGCCAAAACTAACTTAACTTAACACCTAAGAAAACAGCAGTAGCAATGATATCACTGTTGCAAGATTTTCGTAATCTATCTTCAATACGTCTACGGATTTTCTTTATATCTAAAGGCTGGACTGGATAAATTGAAGCAAGATACCGCTCATCTGGTCGTCTTTCCCAAGTACAATAGTTGAATTCCTTTTCTATAATGTATGCTACATCTTGGTAATTAATACCTTCTTCTTTTAGGAATTCAGCAACTGTCATGCCATAATCATTATTCCACTGTTCTCCAGAACCAGTTGAACCAGAAGAGTCGTAGGGCACTTCTAGTAGCTTGCCATCTTTAGTCAAGACATAATAAATCGTACCTTCTGCACTATTGCCGTCGCACCAACTGTAACTATCTTCATACCCCTTTGTACTCCACACACGATTAGGACAATAATCATGAACATCAACGTGGTAACCTCTGTCCCTTAGGTCTTTAATCACTTCTTGTAAGGTCATCTTTTCTCTCCCTTCCCCTTCCCTTGCCTAAGCATTGGCTTGGGGAAGGAGTGCTGGCGGTGAACCTTTAAGGGCCTTTGGCCCACCAGCCTCCTTTTTTAACCCGTCAAGCTGGCCTTATCAAACCACTCTTGTAAGACTTTTCCAGCCAAAAGCTGGCCCTTATAATTGGTCATATAAGGGCCGAAAGCAATCGAGAAGAGTTCTCTAACAGTTCTTTCATCAACAGAGTCTCCAAATTTAACTTCAGAGACCTCAGAATTAAGAATTAACCCAGTTAAGATTTTATCCAATTGATGAAATAAACAGAAAGAGCCTCTGGGTGCAAAGAAACGCACCTGAGGCTTTCTTTTTGAGATTTGGATAATTCTACCTGAGACGGTTTTAAAAATGATGAGATTTTCATTTTCCTTAACTACGGGACTACAATCAAAATCTTCATCATAAAGAACCTCGGGAACTTTCCTATAATCAGTAACTCCCCAGACAACTGCCGAGACTGCATTGGCTATAGTCTCGGCATCGGGGATGCCCTTTTGACATCCCTGAACTTTCCATATAGCTTTTTTTACTTTTTTCATCTTTCCTCCCTTTTTAATCTGGCCCTATAAGTTTAAAGCCCTTTGGGCTACCAGACAAATAGTAAAAAAACAAAAAGGGAAGGGAATAACTCTTGCCTCTTTGGAGACCAGCTTTTTTTTGTCTCCATTTCGGCCGCCTTCCTCGTCCTCCCTTCCCTCATCCTCATGCCTCCCTTATACCACACCCTCAGATTTTTGTCAAGCATTTTTTATTAACCCAACTCAACGACTAGTTTAACTTAACAATCTTTCTTAGATAAACTAACTTAGACAATCTAACAAGGTTGATTCAGAAAACATGCCTCTAATTTCAAAAATAAGACTGAGAGAGTTAAAAGCTCAGTTTGGTGGTCAATTGCAAGTAGTCTTTACAATTCCTGGCAAGGATTATGAATTAGAACATTTTTTGCATGCTCGTTTTAGAAAGTATCGGTTTAGGTATAAGGATAGCAGGGAATGGTTTTATAATGTACCTGCTATCTGGCGTTACGTGCGCAAGTATAAGCGGTCTTCGGATTGATTTAAAAATAACATGCATTTAAACCATGATTAAAGGCCAGTTTCTTGCCCTTGTGAACCAATTATGCTGTCCCTCAAATCACCCCACCCTTAAATTGCAAAATCGTTTAAAAGCTAGAATTGGAGAGAGTTTTGAGAGGCTAAAATTGACTAGAATTGTTTAATATAACATGACTATTTATTAGAGCTTCTTTCATTCTTTCAATTTCTTTTGACTTCATACCTTTTCCTTCAAGATATGCCTGGAAAATCCTGCATTTTACCCATTTATAAAGATTCACCTGCATTGCTGTCATGTAATTAAACCGCTCTATTTGTTTATCTGTAAGTGCCTGCTGTTTAAGTTCATTTATCATTTCAATGCTTTGATTTTCTATATTATCAAGTTTATTTATCAGGTATTCACAATATGCCTTGCAGAGTGCTTTGTCTGCTTGTTCTTCTAGGGCTTCTGAGATTGCTTTGTCAACTATCTTGTTTATATCTGCTTTGCTTATTACTTTAGGCATGTCAATTTTAAGTTACGCTATTTAGTGCGGTGTGTCAAGGCTATTTGGCTATTTGGCTAAATGGAATGGCAAACGATGGGTCAAGAGTGCTAGGAAGAGGGCTGATGGAGTTTATCTTTATTTTGACGATGGGGATGAAGGATATATAGCTAAAGCACATATAGAAAAATATCTCCCTGCCCCTCCCTTTGGATATACATACAAGTGGGAAGGTCCAGGGAAAATTATTACAGTAAGGGAGGTGAAATAAGATGGGAATGTCTTGTACATTAGAACAGGGTTTAGCTTTAGAAAAACTTTATAAACTGCATGATTCTAATGGATTGATTAAAGGTAGATACTTTATAGATACGCCTGGTAATAAGGACTATGGTACCGATGATAGGCATGATATGTGTTTACCTGTATTTGAGATTTTAAATGGCAATGGATATGTAAGACGTATAGGATATGTGAGGATTAAACCTAATGGTAAGATATATGTGCCTAGACAGATTAAAATGAAATTAAGGGAGGTGTAAGATGAATATTAAAGCATATCAATGGGACTATAAGACAAACCAAGGGATTAAAATCTCATCCAATCAAAAACGGGTAAGGGATTTTGCTAATACTCTAGCTAAGACATGTAAAGAATTGTTTGGCCAATGTTTAATCTCATTATCTGTATTCTTTGCTAGTAATACTGATTCTTATCCTTATCACTATGTGGGCATATTAGAAGATGGGCGCAAAGTATATGCGCCCTAAATTTCCAAGCCTAGGCCATTATCGGCCTAGGCATTATTTATGCCACCAATCTTAGACACTCCTAACATTCTTAGACTAATCCTGAATTTGACATAAGATAACATTATCGGACCCTGTTAAGACAAGCTAAGTTAGTTAGTCTAATAAAACATTGTTTTGTAAACAAACATGATTAGGCAAACAAACTCAGTTTGACATAAACAAAGGCAAGCAAGCAAAGATTGATAAGTAAGCAAAGTTAGTTAGATTGAACTGAGTTAGTTGCATGAAACTAAGTAAAAGATTCGGAACAAAATTTGAATCTGCTCTATGCTGGTATCCCGCGAAAATTTTTTCATTTTTCTTGCCTTACCTTACCTCCACATACACCTTTATGTTCTTCTTTATCAGATCAGCTATTTCTCTTAACACCTCGAAATCAATATCAACTTGTTTGCCCCGCTCATCCACAATATTCAGAATTATCCCTATTTCTTCTCGACTAATTCTTATATCGGCAAATTAACCATCTATTCTGTGTCCCGCAGTGTTCTTTCAATACCTTTCGTACATTCCTTATTACAAATTCTTCAAATTCTTCAAATTCTTTGAGTTCATCTTTCATTTTCCATCCTCTCCACAACCTTCCTATACCACTCATTTGGAAAGCATACCTCATCCCAAAACTTATCCTCTGTATAGACATCCCATTTTCTCCTTATTCCATGCACAATTCGACAGAAATCGCTTCTGCAACCGTTTTTCAAATCCTCACAGCATCCATGTCTTTTCCCATATCCACATGTCTTACATCCCGACCAAAACCTACAATAACTTTGAAAGATACACCAAGGACAAGTCCAAGAATTTAAACCTCTGCCTTCGTGATATATAACCTCTCTGCAAATTGCCTCCCATACCCCTTCTGCCTCTATTTCGCTCCATTTCTCTATCTCCTCTGCATCCTCAGGCCCATAGTACAAATGCCAATTCTTTATTCCCAGAACCCACATTCTCCTTGCCTTTGCTCCCATCAAGTATTTAAGTTTGTCCTTTGCGTTCATTTGCTTTCCTTACATGCCCTCTAATTTGAAGAAATCCTATAACCTGCAAGGCAATCTTCTCTATTATTTCTTTCTGCTCCTTACCCAGCAAAGGCAGTACTCCATTCTTCTCTGCCCATTCTACAAATTCACCCGCCAATCTTAACCTGTCTGAGAATAACATACTTATTTCTTCTCCATTCTATAATCCTTCATTATCTTTACCACATCTCCAAGATAGAACGAAACCAAGTTTCCCTTCTTCAAATTAGGAATATTGCTTTGCTCACTTACTAACTCACCATAGCATAACTCCCTGCCAACTTCACAACCTTACACCACAGCTCCTCTGCTCCTGCAATCTCACTCGAACCAAAGATAAGCTGCACAAAATCGCCTTCTTCTATTTCAAGCAATTGTTCTTTGGTAGGCAAATCATAATCCTTTGAAATGGGTGGCCTGCAAATATAATATCCCTGACTTGCTTCTGTTGAAGTTGTTGCAGTTTTAAATTTATATTTGTTCATTGCGCCCTCCTTTTTTTATTAAAAACCTTAATCTCTCCTTATAAGCAGCAAAGATTCAGCATATTTATCCTCTTCTGCCAGCAATTCGACTCTATCTAGAGCTCTGTCTCTTTGAAACATCAAATTCTCTGCATCAAGGAAAGAACGAAACATTTGATATGCCTCTTCTGCATTGCTTGCTATCACATAAGCCTGTTTCTTGCCCTTAACTGTTACCTTATAAAGTTTCATTTCAACCTCCTGTGTTAACTTTTCTCTCAGTTTCAAACGCTTCTCTGTTTCCTCGGCGGTCTTTTCCATATAAGTGCCTATTGCTAGGTTGACTAAATCTCCAATATCTCCTTCTACTTTCTCAATTTCAACAAACTGTTTCTTAGGGTGTTTCTCCTTTTCCAAGATAAGTTCCATAGTTCCATCTTCAATTATTCTTAGCTTCTTTCCTTCAATTGATATCCAAATTCTTGGTGGTACTATCATTTCCTTTCCTCCCACTCAGAATATTTCCATATCTCAATCACAACAGGCTTTGCAAACCATTTGTTTATAAACTCTATCACTGCCTGTTGTATATCCTTGGACTTACCCAAATATAAAGTATTTTCTGGATGTGTGGGTTTTCCATCCACATTAGTTATATCCAATACATTTCTATTCAATACAATCCTTGCATATTTAAGTTTTTTCTGTTTGTTCATGCTCACTCCTAAAATCCCTGCCTCTCTGCTAATCCTTGCATTTATAGCTGCACGATTCTCGTATGTCTTCAAGGCAAGCTCTACCAAATCACCTACATCTCCTTGCACTGTATAAATACAATAAAATTCTCCATCGGGAAAGGACTTCTGCAATTCTTGCCATTTCTCACAATCCTTTTCTATTATCAAATCAGTCTTGTGCTTGCCTACTATTGCCAAGCAAATAGTTTTCATTCCTGCCTGCTTAGGTTTATTTGCCTCTTCCCAGAGTTTCTCATAGAGTTCTTCTGCTGTCGTGCCTTTATCTATGCCTCCTGGCTCCGTATATCCACATTTGCACCACCAATACCAAGGATATTGAGGTGGATAAGAAGGCAAATCATAATTCTCATATCTCTTTATCATTTTCTTGCCACATTGGGGGCATATTTTGGTCTTTAACATCACTCTCCTCCTTTCTTAAAGACTTCATAACACTATCTGCCTTGTGCACACAATATAAATTACACGCATGCCTAGATATGCCTTCCCTTATGCACTCAAGAAAGCATTGTTTGTAAGTTTGTCGCCATATCTCATCCTTGGGCATATCGGGACTAAATACCAAGAGAGCCAAATAAGTTACGCAGACAATAATGATCCTCATTTACTTCTAAGCTCTATAAGCTCTATAAGCTCTATATAATTTCTAATTGCTGTTTCAATTCTCTCAAAATTAGAAACTCCACACCAAGGTATAAATTCATCTAGCATCAATCCAATTTTATATGCCCAGAAACTCATTAATTCTACTTGCTTACTGCAGGGCAGGTCTTTAAATTTATCTAATCCTTTAGTGTCCAAGGAATACTGCTTGCTAATTGGTGCAATTTCTTTATTCATCTTCTATTACCTTATAAATCTCCAGTCCAATCTGTTCTTTCGGGATGTTCTCTTCCATTATACTGTACCAAAATAAACAAAGAAGGCTGACATGCTCCATATTGACTGTCATTCCCTACAACAACTTGCATTTGCACAGATTCAATCTTGCCCTGAATACTGTCAAGGAATTCATTCACCTTTTCTTCTACAATCCAACGACTTTCACTCAAATCAAAGGCTTTGAATATTGCTTTCATTTTACCCCTTTATCTAATATCTCTTAATACAGAATCATATCTTTCCTTCAAGTATATCAACTGTTCCTCACTTAATACAGCTAGATATGTTTTCTTGCCAACATGAGCATATTTCACAGGCTTGCCTTTTATTTTAAAACGACTAAGACCTCTTATTTCTAATTCCTTTGCTACAAGTCCAAGAATACAATTTTTGAGATAATCCCTTAATTGGTCTAAATGAGTCTTTTTTGCTTCTTCTGTTAATGCATTCCAAGGTTTTATTCCATACTCTTCATACACCTCAAATTGAATCGAAGCCCTAGTATAAATCCGTGAATAAGGTTCATGATATTCTATTGTATCTATTTCGATAGCATTGTCCAATGTTTTTAGCTTCCTAATATCCATAATTCACTCCTTCATAAATATTTCTTTACTCTCAAGCCATTCATCCACATATTTCTTATATTCTCCAGCCAGCTCTTTGATTTTATTTTCTTGCCAATCTTGTGGCTCTAGGAGTACTCTGATGATATTTGCGACCTTGGGATAAAAATATTCCCAAGCATACATAATGTGAGATAAATAATGACGATAATCATCCAGTTGTTTGGAAATTGCTAAAATCCTTCTTCTATTTCACGTTGTTTTAAGTATAGATACTCATTTACATCACAGGAAAGCAAACAAGCTTTCCCTCTCAAAGGACATGTAAAGATAAATTTTATATAGTGAATGTCACTTTCTTTAATATCAGGTCCTCTCAAAGCAGTCACATAAGCCCAGAGTAGATCGTTTCCACAGTCTGCTGGAGGTTTAAGTTTATTACCCATACAGGCATTCAACAATTCTATCCAAGTTCGTTCCATATTTCTAGCCATTGCTACTCCTTAACAATCTATTCAAATTTGGCTTGATATATACTCTAGTGAATTGCTTAAGTGCTGCTATTAGCTCTTTAATCTTTTCACCAGGAGGCTCAGGCAAATTGCACTTCTTAGAATCAGCACCAATGCTTACAAAGCTAGGATTGATATATTCAAGAATCAATACAAATTTATCCAAATCAAAATCCATAATAGGCTCTATGCTTACCATAGATTTAAAGTCTTCACTATACTCTGAGAATGTTGCAACTCTTTCCTCTGGGCAAGGTGCTTTGGATATATTATAATTTCTGTTTGATTCTAAGGTTATGCCTAAAACTACTTTAGGAGGTAACTTAAGAAGCCAGTTTCTTAATCTCTCGGGATTTTTAGTTTGAAAGAAGTAAATATTTTCAGGATATTTGTTGCAATGCTCTATAATGCAATGAATGTATCTAGCATTTACCCACCATCCAAATAAATCTGTACAACTACAAACAAATATGACCTTATCTCTGCTAAGGTTTATGAATTCCTTTTCAATCAATCTGGCAGGGCCTTTATATTTCTCCAATCTAGCAAGTCTGGGGCTTCTTTTAACATAGCAATATTTACATCTATGCATGCATTCTCCACCAAGTGGATTCCATGTATGCGTTGTCCAGCTGTACATGTTGCCACTAGACTTGACTAAACTCATCCTATACCAATCTCCAAGAAGAACCTGACCATCCTCCCTTGATTACTCCCTCATTCTTCACAAGAATTACATCATCAAACAGAGCAATAAAGTCTCTATAATTCACTTGCAATCTTGCAGATGTATCGATTACTTCTGTAGTATAATTGCACCAAAACGAACATCCAGCAACTTTATCTCCCAAAGAAACTTCATGTATGGGATGCAAAAATGAATAACCCTCTTGCTGAATGTACTTGGCCTTACAAATGACTCCTACTTTCTCACTGCCACCAAAAAGAAGTCCTATAATTGGACGGTCAGGTGGAATAGAATTATCTGCATATCTATCTACATGCTCAATTGTAGGATAATAAACTGCAAAATCAATATGGTTGACTGGCTCTCCTTGCGCAGTGAAATAAGTAGAGCTACCTAAGAGTTTGGCAAAAAGATTCAAGACAAAGAGAATGGCTTTAGAAATTGGACAAACCTCTGTAATAGGCACAACTCTTTTATGCCAAGCATATTCTCCACAAACTCTGCAAGGCTTGTGGTGATATGGGCCTGGCTGGCATATTCTTTTTTCTGTCACTTCTTCGGGCTTTAGAGACGCATTGGGCGTGAGTACGTGCGCATTTGAACAAGCATACATTTGGCTATCTTTTACACAAAGTAGCCCTAAAGAACCTGCGGTAATATCTTTGTGCCCCACAGAAGTGCCTAAAGGTATAGGCTCAAAAGGCTTGGTTTTATCTACTTTCTCTCCCTCTAATGCGTTAACCTCACCTATCTCTACAACATCTACTCTAATTCCTTCAATTTCTCTAGGAATGATATCCTTCTTATGCAGATACTCCACAGGCACTTTCTTTTTCACATAGACTCTAATCCCTTTCTCTGCAATAGGCTTTCCTTCTACCAGAATTGGCATTAGTGTCTTGGAGCAACCAATCACATTGCGCTTAGTTTTTAATTTGCGATATACATTGTCAATTTTCATTTTTAATCCTCCTTCTTTATGCAATCTGTTCCTAACATTGTGCATATAATAGGATTCGTAGGCTTCTCAGGTTCTGTTTGTGGACATTCAAGTCCAAGTTCATTTGCAAGATACAAATCTCCTTGATTATATCGCTTATACTCTTTAAACTCTGGAATTTCATTTTTATCCAAAGGAAAATAAGGATTTTCAGGCAAGGTCATAAGCCATTTTCTGAATAATTGAATCGTCTTATATTTAACTCCAACCCATTTATCACCTACAAATCCATAGCAACCTATGCCAAATAGTGCTCTCGTAATATTCTTAGACCAATCCTTATAAATAGCTACCAGAAAGACAGAAACCTGAATACTGCGTTTTCCAAATAAATATAGATTTCTGTATTGTACAAAGCCATCCCAAAAATGCATGATATAAGGCTTAATAAACCGCCCTTCTGGCCTCCATGCTTTCTTATCTTGAATACTAACCCAATTCTTATAAATCTCTACTTTGACTCCATCAGGACACTCTAAGACGCCTTTAGTAGGTTCTCCTCTCTCATTCCAAGCTATTGTATCCCAATTAGAAAGTCCCATCTTATTACACTAAGTTCTCAAATAACTCACACCAAACAGCAGGATCGATTATCAAAGGCTTGTTGTTTTCTCTTAAAGGAAAAAGATTTGTAAGTTGTGCTAATGTTATCGCTTTGGGTTGGAGTTCCCTATCCATCTTGTTTATCTGGTCTTTATCTTTGCATAGAATCCAACAATCTTTATTCTTTGCTGCTGACAGCATAAATTGAAAATGTGATTCTATTCCTGTAACTTTATAATACTCACATATTTCCTTAAATGCAGTGTAATAGGCTCTCAAATACTTGCCTTCTCTGTTTATGCGGTCTTGTTCTTCTTTCAGCACCTTAGTAGAATGCATCCAAATATCGACTGCCTTAATATAATCTCTTGCAACATTTCGCTTTGTCTTATCGGGGCAATTGCCTTCCCATGTTCTAATTAAATTCTTAATTGCTATTTCCACTTCCATGTTGAAATTATTCCAGCAATACATCAGTGACAAGGCATATTCGTAAAAATCATCCCAGCATTGAGTTGCTTCATTCATTGCTGCTATCACGATATCTTCTTTCTGATAATAGTGAAATTTGTACCAACGATGTTCATTCTCAATTGGGTCTTTACCTCGTAGAGGGACTTGAAAGGCTGCAGAAATATGGCTTGGTTTGCCAAAATATTTATCGAATCTTCTTAACGCTTCACAATAATACAATGCTACATGCTCTTTTTGTTTACACTCATCAAAAATTTCTATCCAAGACTTATCTTTATTTTTCTTCTCCAATTGCTCCTCCATATTCCTGATTGATTACTCTTTCACTGTTCAACCATTCATCTACATATTCCTTATATTTGCAAGCCAGTGCTTTTGCTCGGTCTTCTTGTTCATCTAATATTGTTCCCATTAATTCACTGAGAATATCTGCAACCTTTGGATTTAAGAAACTCCATGCAAACCTAACATATTCTAAATAATGTAAATATTTATATTTATTATTTGTGTCACTTAGATAAATGAATACTGATTCTATGTCTTTCAATGATAAGCGCTTATATTCCTTTACATCTATGAATATTTCATTTCTAACTCTCAATGGACATGTAAATATTGTCTCAAGACGTCTATCATTCATAGTGATGGATTCCATAATATCAGGTCCTCTCAAAGCTGAGGCATAAGCCCAAAGTGCCTCTTTACTATGATTTCTACATATTTCCATGACTTCTATCCAAGGTTTATCCTGATTTTTCATTGAAGCCTCCTACTGATTATTGCAATATCTTCTTTGTCTTTGTCTCCATTTGTATCATTTGCTCGAGCATTGCAACTTTTTGAGCCAACTTAGCAGTAGCCTCGCTTAGGTTAGATAACAAATCACATATCTTAGAAACATCCTTAGCTAGATTTGCTGTTTGCCTTTCTGCAATATTCACTCTGCTCTTAGTTAATGTTTCCTTCAAAAATGATTCAGCCATTCTGCATCCAGCCTTATCCTCTTTTAAAATCAACTTTATTGCCTCATGTCTTGTAAATCCTTGCTTTGTTAAGTGCTTAAACATTTCACTGTACAACTTGGCTCTTTTCTCAGATAGATTTGTCAAACCATCTAAAATTGAATCTGTCACTGTGTAAGCAATATCTTTGAGCAACTGCCATGTTTCATTGACTAGTTTCCTTATCTCTGGGTTATTTCTCAATTGCTCCAATGCTATTGTTGCTTCATTAAGGTCATCAAATTTCATTTTGCCTCCTTATTGATTTGCACTTGATATAAAATTACTGCTTTCGTCCTTCCAAAGTTGAATTGCTATATCCAAGGCTCCTTTCATTTGAGAAGGAGTGTAATTAAATTCTTTCATTAGCTCATAAAGCCTGTAAGCTAAGTCACTAATTTCTGGACTTGCCATAAATGCATAGAAATGGAGGAAGTTATCCATCTTAATTGTAAGATACTATATTAAGATTAACCTGTCAAGTCAAATCAATTCTGTAAGCTAGTCTTGACTTTTCAAGCCTTCTATGTTACATTTAAGACATGCCAAAGAATGTTAGACAGTCCAAAACAAGCAAAGCCAGAAGCCAGACCACTCAATCTAAGACTGAATTGAAAACTCAAACTCAGTCTAAAGCTGTCAAACCTAAAAAGAAGCCTATCAAGACTCTGAGTGACGCACTAATCCATATAAATGTTGCAGGCTCTAATGTTCGCAGTGTGCATGAGTTTGAAGACAAATTCGTGATTGACCTAAAGACTGGCGAAAGGCTTGTTGTAAAGAAAAGCTAATGCTACTTGAAAGTTCTGGCAACAAGCAATTAGTTGCTTCATTGTGTAAAGTCTTCCAAAAAGACCCTTTAGTATTCCCAGAAAAAGTCCTAGGCGTTACTCTTTGGGATAAGCAAAAAGAAATAATTAGAGCAGTATTTGAGAATGAAAGAGTAGCTGTACCTGCATGCAATCATGCAAGCAAGACTCATACTGCTGCATGTCTGGCTCTTGCATTCTTATTTACATATTATCCTTCCAAGGTTATTACTACCTCTGCATTCAAAGAGCAAGTCAAGGATGCTTTGTGGAGTGAAATCAAGTCAAGGATAAAATATTCTATTGTCCCTTTGGTAGAAGATAAATACGTTACATCAATGGGTCTTTATTTAGGCCCAGATTGGTATGCTATAGGTTTAAGACCTCAGGATAATTCACAAGAGGCATTTCAAGGGAGGCATAGTGAGAATATTTTGATAGAATTTGATGAAAGTAGTGGGATTAGTGAAAATATCTGGGAAGCAGCCGAAGGATTAATGACTTCTACTAACTGTCACTGGGTAGCTCTTGGAAACCCATTCGATCCTCTATCTCCTTTTGGCGAGGCATGTCACAGCGATGATTGGGTAACCATACACATCTCTGCTTATGATACTCCCAATGTCAAAGCAGGTAAAAATATCTATCCAAAACTAATGCCTTGGGACTGGCCCGAAAAGAAAAAAAGACAATGGGGCGAAGATAGTGCAATATATCAAGTCAGGGTTTTGGGCAGATTCCCAGACAAACAAGAAGAGAGACTTATACCCTTTTCTCTTGCCAAACAAACTGTGGAGAGAAAGTATGAGAGAAATTCAAGTGAGCCTTTAATAATAGGTCTTGATCCTTCTGGTTTGGGAAGGGATAAGACTGTTTGGGTTATGAGGCAAGGACTTTCTATTGTTGCAATTAAATGGGTCTTGAGTGCTACAGATGAAGCAATAGGAAGGAAGACCTTGGATTATGCAAGAATTTACAAAAGCTCTGATAATCCTACAGTCATAAATATAGATGCTGGATGGGGCAAAGGGATATATGAATATTTGAAAAAGCATGCAGATCCAGAGAAAGTCAAGGTCAATGCTGTATATCTTTCTTCTCAAGCTCAAGAGAAAGAAGAGTTTTATAATCTAAGGACAGAAGCTGCTTTTAGACTTAGAGAGTCAATAGAAAAAGGCTTATGTTTGTCTCCTTCTGCAAGAGTTGTTAAAGATATGTGGCTTGAGGATATAACTGCTCCTAATTTTGAAGAGGATGCTAAGAGTGGCAAAAAGAAATTAGAAAGTAAGAAGCATTTAAAGAAGAGATTGGGCCGTTCTCCAGACTTTCTAGATGCTACATTGCTTACATTTGTCTCGGATTATCGTGTTGCTCCAATTATGGTCTCTGCTACTCATTTTGAGCTAGAAAACAAGACTCAAGAGCAAGAGCGAAGCGAGGGTTCAATCTATTCTGTTTTCCCCTCCGCTGTGCGGCAATTTAAGGTTATAAGAAGAGCGCCTCTATTCTATTTTAGGCGAAATATACGCAGTTCATTTGGAGGATAGAGATGGATAATGATGAGCTTTTGAAGACAGTTAAAGAAATGCTAGGAGAAATAATTGAGACTCATATCGGGTATATCAAGCGGGATTTACAACGCTTTGATAGAAATTTCCAAGTTTTATTCAATAAGCATGATGAGGCAATGAGGCAGATAACGGGTCTAGACTCTGCAAGAATCAATCACGAAAAGCGATTGGAAAAATTAGAAAATAAAAGTAGGTTTAATACATTCATTTCTGGAGTATTTGGGTTTTTAGGTGGTTTGTTTTGGCAGGCCTCAAGGTGGTTTTGGAATAAATAAGCAACAAGGAGGCAAATTATGAAGAGGGCTTATTCAGAAGTGAGCCAAGAAGAATTTAAAGAATTGATGGGCGATGTGCTGCCTTCAGATGCACAGATTTATGCATTTGAGATAGTGCCAAACACATCGAGCATAAGAATTTATTTTTACAGTGACGAAGCTCCAGATGTGCCTGAAAATACTACAAGTGCATATTACTTCAGGGCAGGCAGCACAGTAGAAGTAAAGCCCAAACGAAGAAGATAATGAACAGTTAAATAGTAAGGAGAGATTATGCCTTATTTCATTAAAAAATCTCCTGAAAAACCTGCACGTTTCTACGAAGCAACTTCTACTAGACTCTCTTTGCCTGGACAAGAGGAAACCAAATCTGAGGATTGGCCTGGGTGGAGAAGATTAACAGGTGCAGCTCCTCTTAGAGAACTTAAGCCTGGAATCTTTGAAAGAATGAGTCGTATAGCCAAATGGCTGTATGACTCTAATCCTCTTGCAAAGAGAATTATTGAATATATCAAGAATTTTGTTGTAGGTGAGGGTATCTACTTTGATGCAGAGGATGCCAGAGTTAAAGAGATACTGGATGCATTTTGGTATGATGATGTTAATAATTGGCCTCTAAGACAGCATGACAGAATCTTAGAGCTCTGTTTATATGGAGAGAGTATCTGGCCTGTCACAGTAAATCCTTCTAATGGACATGTAAGATTGGGATTTATTGACCCTTTAGATGTAAAAGAAGTCGTGCCTAATGAGGACAATTGCTTGATTCTAGAAAAGATAGTCTTGGCAAGGCCAATTCATGGAAAGACAGAGCTGTCTATTATAAGGCGAGATGAAAATCCAAATAGCGATACTTTTGGATATCTCTCAGGTGAATGTTTCTTCTTCGCAATCAATAAAGTAAGTAATGCAACAAGAGGAGCAAGTGACCTCTTGCCTCTAATAGATTGGATAGATGCCTACGACCAGTTTCTCTTTACAAGACTAGAGCGACAAATGAATATCAATAACTTCTGCTGGGATGTTACATTAGAGGGAGCAGATAAGTATGAGATAGAGCAATTTCTTAAGAATCTGCCTCCACCTACTCCAGGTACAGTAAGAGTTCACAATGAAAAGGTAACTTGGAATGTTGTTGCGCCTAAACTTGAGGCAAGAGATGCAAACCAAGAGAGCAGGCTTATAAGAAACCATATCCTAAGTGGTGCAGGTTTTCCTCCTTACTATTTTGCAGATACAGAAGGTGTGAGAGCTGTTGCTTATGAGCAGGCATTTCCTACAGAGAAAATGCTTATTACCAGACAGAAATACTTCAAAGCAATGATTGAGTATGTCTTTAACTTTGTTATAGACCAAGCCATTATTCACAAAAGACTGCCTGCAAATGTAAATCGCAAGTTTGAAATTGTATTTCCAGAAATATCTCTAAGGGATGTAGAGAGATTAAGCAGGGCACTTAAAAATGTAACTCTTTCTTTAGAGCACTTACAGCAAAATGGATTGGTTACAAATAGAGAGGCAAAAAAGATAATAAGAAACTTGCTTAGTCAAATGGGATTGGAGTTAGAGGAGTTAAATGGAAGAAAAGGATAATTTAGATAGGCTAAGCGAGCTTCATTTAGAGCAGTTTAGAAAAGAAGGGATTGATTACGACCTTAAGAATCCTCAAACTAGATGGAAACAACTCTATGCAGACCTTCGTTACATCTTTGACTCTGGTCTGCCTAGAATTTGGAAAGGGAAAAAATGGGGAGATTGGACAGAAGAAGACTGTCTTAGATATGCAGGCAAGATTATAGATGCCTTGCGTTCAGTTTATTTTCCTTTAATCCCACCTTCCAAGAATGACCCCAGATACAACACAAGCTACTGGAAAGCCTATCGCAAGGCAGAAGAGAAGGGATATGTCAAATCCAAGCCTCCCAAATCAGAAGAACTACCTGAATGGGATAAAAAGCGCAAAGAGATAATCAAGACCTCTTTAGAAGAAGCAGAGAGAAAATTAGATGGACTTTATTTAACACCTCCACATGGTGAGCTTTTCTGGACTGATGAAAAGAAGTTGCTCGTGAAAACAAAGGAGTTTGACTTATCCAAGCCTCATTATCTTATAGAAGATGGATACTGCTATGGCATTATCTCATTTAAGAAGCCTAAAGAAATAACTAAACAGCAATTCTTCTCTGAAGAGTTTAAGAAAAAACATCGCATTTTGGATACAGAAGCTTGGCAATGGTGGAGAATGACGAGGGACAATGCAGTGGAGCCTAAGCTGTATGCTTATGAGATAAAAGAATTCAAACCTTTTGATGTACCTAGAAGAGTGAGAGTGCCTAAGGGCATACAGGTTATTGTGAAGGCAGACAATATTGAATTTGTGAGTGAAGATGAAGAGAAACCTGCAAAGATTGATTGGCCTACAATGGCAGCAAAGGAGGCAAAGACTGATTTTATTAAATTCTATGGTACAAAAGGATATATAGAAGAGGAGAGTGAAAGACATAAATATCATACCTGTATTTTATTTTCTCTAAATGACACAAATATCTTGTTAGATTATGGAGAAAGGCATCCAGCAGAGATAGAAGAAAGAGTGGATGTAGTATTGAACTCGCATCGGCACGTCGATCATATATGCCCTGAAACAGTCAACTTTGCTTGCCCTTTATATGTATCTCAGCAAACTTTAGAAAGAGTAGATTTTCCTCTGCCTGAAGACATTAGAGTCTATCGGCCCAGAGAACCTTTTAAAATCGACAATATAGAAATCACTGCCTATCCAGTTTACCACTCTATTCGTGCTCCTATGCATATCTTCAAAATCGAAACAGACAATCTTGCCATAGGAGTAATGACTGATTTTTTGGGATTTAGAGACAAGAATGATGAGGACTCCTTTTATCCAGATTTAGACATTGTAATTATAGATGGCAGTAGCATTACAAGAGATTTAAGGCGATGGAGAGAAGAGCATGACGAGCCTTTTGGACATGAGAGTGTAATACACCAGATAGAAAGGATTAGAGATAAGTGTGAGAAAAATCCTGTAATAATCCTCACTCATATAGGCAATGAAGGACTTGAGCTAGGTGATGAGAGAATTCTAGAGTTATTGTCAGAGCAATTTCCTAATATGAGGATATATGTTGCCAAAGATGGCAGTATATTTGATTTGAAGACAAAGCGATTTACAGAAGCATTCAAAGGAGAACAAATCTGCAAAGATATAGTTGCAAACTTGCCTTCCTTTACATGGATACCTGAATTTGTAAGCATAACAGGCTCTACCTTATTTACAAAAGACCATGCGCCTAGAGATTTAGATGTGATGTGCAAGGCAGAAGAAATAAATGGAAAGTGGTATATACCTGTGGATACTTCTTTATTACTTAAACTGCAACGAGCGTATCAATATGCAACAAAGAAAGTATTAGGTAAGGCAATTAAAGCTGACTTTCCTCCTCCCTCGTTGATAGGCCCAAATTGGTGTGTTGATGATAAAACTGAGATTTTAACCAAGGATAGAGGTTGGGTATTATTCAAAGACTTAAAGGAATCAGACTTAGTAGCTACAGTATCAAAGGACGACTATTTAGAATTTCAGAAACCAATAAGATATTTCTCTAATTTCTATAAAGGAAAAATGATTCATATCAAGAATAAGAATATAGATTTATTGGTCACTCCAGAACATAAGGTTATCTATTATCCATGTTTCACGAGAAATAAAAAACGAATCATATCTGAAGAATGGCAGATGATAGAAGCTCAGAAACTCCTTGAAATGAAAGGAAGAATTTATTTGAAACTAGGATGCAAATGGAAAGGTGATGGTGATTCAATATTTTGGATTCCACCCTGTATTGGATACAACATGAAGTTAGAACCGCCAGTACCAATTGATATGGAAGATTTTGCTATGTTTATGGGATGGTATTTATCTGAAGGAAGTGTTCACATTACACCAAAACAAGTTTACTCCGTCTGTATTGCACAATATGAAGACTCTCCTAAGTTTCAAGAATTAAAGGAATTACTATCTCGCTTGCCATTTGACTTTAAAGAAGTAAGAGGGAACCAAGACAATCCAGAAAAGATTACTGGATTTTGTTGCAAATCGAAACAGTTAGCTTTATATCTTAAACAATTTGGTAAATGTTATGATAAGTTTATTCCTAATGAAATTAAGAATCAAAAACCAGAAATACTGAAAAGATTTTTAGAATGTTATTTCTATGGCGATGGACATTTGAGAAAAAGAGCAAAAGGACTGTATGTTGCTAAAACTGTATCTGAACGCTTAGCTGGTGACCTGCAAGAAATTGGCTTGAAGCTAGGAATTAGAGTCTCCTATAATAAGGAAGGAAATGGAAAACGAAGAAGAATCTACATTGGTAATTTCACTCTTGAATCTAAGTGGAAAAGCAAAATGAGGCAATTATGTCGTGTTTGTCTTGAGCTTGGACATGTAAAGGAAGTACCATATGAAGGAATGATATATGCAGTTGAAGTGCCTAATGGTATTGTTATTGTTAGGAGAAACTTTAGATTTTGTGTGACTGGTAACTCTTCCATTCCTGCCTACGATTTAAAACTTGTCCCCAGAAAAAATCCAGAAGTAAGAAGGACAGGAGAAGAAGAGTTTGAAGAGAAGGTTTATGGAGTGGATTTTAAAGAAAAGCTACGCCTTCGCACCAAATCCAAAGATATTGAAAAAATGGCTCAACAGTCCCTAGAAGAAGATAAAGTTAAACCTCTTCGCTTCTTTATGCCTCTCAAACCTATAAGAGTGCAGGGCAAACATGGAGAAAGGAATACGCCTGAAAGATTGGTAGAGCTATTTGAGCCTCAGCATTATCCTGTATATAACTCAGTCAAGAGGGATGGTTTCAGGGCCATCCTAATGTACGATGGAAATAAGGTTGTCATTTACTCAGAAGATGGCAATGACATTACAGACCAATTGCCTACAATTGTAGAAGCAATCAAAAAACTCAAGGTTAAATCAGTCATTCTGGATGCTGAGATTGAACTCTGGGAAAATGGACAGCATCATCCAAGAGAGGCAGCAATTGCTAAAATTCACTCCAAAGCAATAGAAGATGAGAATTTGATTGCCAATATTTTTGACTGTGTCTATCTAAATGGCCAAGACTTACACAAAGAACCTTTTGAAAAGAGATGGAAGGCATTAAATTCTATTGGCATTAAATATTCAAAGGAGACCAGCCTAGACCCAAAGCAGAAACTCAATATCATACCTCATATCCCATGCAATACACCCAAAGAGCTTCTTAAAGAGACAGAACGAATGAGAAGAGTGAAATCGAGTGAAGGATGTGTGGCCATTGCACACAATGCTGTATATCCTTTGGATGGAAAGCCAGAAGGTAACTCTTTCTGTAAGTTTCATAATAATGTGGTTGTGAGAGGGATAGTAGTACAACCAGTCGAAACACGAACCAGCGGCGTATTTAATTTGACCTGGGGTTGTTTAGCAGAAGGCCACGAAATCTTAAAGAAAGACCAGACAGAAGTAGGGCCTTATGAAAAGGTCTTAGTTATAGGCAGCACTTTTGCAGCACCTTATGTAAAAAGAGGAGCTGTTATTGAGGTTGAGTGTGAGACAATCAATCATATCATCCATGAAGATATAGAAGGCAAACCTATAGAGATTACAGCTTGGGCACCCAGATTTATGCGAGTGGTACCTGGAGCAAAGCCAGACAGCATAGATGATATTTTAAGAAAAGCAAGGAAAGAAAATCATGTTTTGCAGATTAAAATAGTTAAACCTGATGGCACAGTAGAGTACAGAGAGTCAAAGAAAGAACTCCTTTGCTTTCTTACAGAAGAACCTACTTTAGAGAGTCAGATAAGCGATAGATTTGGCGCAGCCAAATATGCTGTGTTCTTTGAACCTGCTACTTATCACTTTGAAGCAGTAGATTTGTCTAATTTTAGAACAGGTGTAGAGATTGCAGATTTAATAAAGCAGCATCAGGCAACTAAAGTCATTACAAATCAAATAGGAAGATTTAGCAGAGACGAATTAGAAAAAGCTGGCATTGAGATTGATTTTGCAGAGGGAAGGGTGAGTGATTATTTGAAAAAGGAGCTGGGAGAGAGTCCTTTGGTAAAGGAGGCAGAAATAAGGGAGCAGGGTGACCCATATATGCAGTATTTCGATGAGGATAAAGAGCATAGAGTGTGCAACCAGAGGCATTATAGATTTGCTCTTAAGGACATACTCAAAGAGACTGGAATGGAAGATGAATGGCCTGATGAGTGGACAGAAGAAGATTGGCGAAAAAATTGGGATTCTTGGAAAAGAAGAGTATATCCAAAATTAAGGAAATATTTTGAAACTCATCCTGAATATGAGCATAGTCCTTCAACTCATGTAGATCAAAGATATGAGACAGATAGTGGTGCATTGATTGGATGGACTATATTGGATTCACTGCCAGATAGACCTAAAGTGCCTCCTCTTTCTTTGGAGGATGCCAAAAAGTTTGATAGAGATCCTTCTAATTGGAAGATTGATTGGAACACAGGTGAATGGGCTTGGCGTGAAAAAAAAGGTGGAGCAAAGGCAAGAATTTCAATTGTAGTAAGGAAAAAGTCACCAGAGCCCCTAGACTGGCTCACTTTTGAGGGTGAACAGCCCCCCAAATCGGTTGGTGCAACAGCTTATGGCCCTGCTATCTTTACTCACATTACTCCTTTAGGAGTAGTTGAGACGCTCAGCCAGAAAAGTTACATGCATGAATACTATCTCACATTTCCCAATTTTAAATGGCATATAGTATTTCGTCTTTTGAGGAAACCATTTGTGCAGAAAGAATCATTTAAGGAAGCACTGAGAACACAAGATTATGAGCGTCTTTCAGAAATGGTTGAATTAGAAGAAGGCGAATCTTTAGAAGAAGGCTTGTATCTAGAAGCTAAGAGATTTATTCCAGTTTCTAAGGGCGGGTGGGGGCTGGAGGAAAGTGGATGGGTAGCTATTTATGTCACAAGAGAACCCTATGTTATTTCAAAGCGTGCAGTACAATTGAAATGGATTCCACCTTATCCCTACAGCGCCCTCCCTCGCCATATCAAGAAACAAATCCCACCTGAATATCACTACTGGAAAGAAAAGGATATGCAAAAGCGCATAGAGATAAGGGATGCTCTTGTTAAAGCTATCAAAGAAAAGAAAGTTGTATTGAAGGAGAGTATTGTAAGAGACTTTAAACTTGACTTTCACTGGAGCGAACCTGCTGAGTTGGTGAAGCGTCGCAGCCCCGCCCACAAACATTGGGACCTTCGAATCGATGGCGACCTCAAAAAGAAAACAGGTTATATCTTCCACGCAGTCTTAGAACTCAATCCCTTAGAAGTTGACTCTACTTCTGCATATCTCAAGAAATGCAAAGGAGATGAAGGCGGCATTGATTGGATGAACGTGGGCAAAGAAAAGACAGTTAAATTCACAAAGGGCCCAGGAACATTTGAAAAGAATGAGCCAGGGTACATAAGAGCATTGGATTGGGGCAGAGTTTTAGTGCTTGAAGACTCTCCTCTCTTTAAGAAGTTTCAATTTAAGGGCAAAAAATTAAAAGGTATCTGGATTATGTACAGAAGCAGTCCAGATACAGATATTTGGATATTTGAAAAGAGTAAGAATATAGGCAAATAACATGAGTGAGATGAAAGAGGTTGATTTAGGCAATAAGATTGAGATGAAGCTAACCCTAGATAAGTTTCTTGAATTACTCAAACAGCAATGTGGAGAGAAATGTCAAATCTCAGCGATTGTAAGAAATCCAGATATGCATACATTTCAATGTCTTGCATACAATTCTGATTCGTTGCAAGATTTTTATTTCGATGTGTTAGGTGGTTTGATTACAATATATCTTAGAATGGGACAGAATATTGATTTTGAAGAATACTTGGCAGCAGTAATTGGACATTTACGATTGATGAAAGATAATCTTGTTCCTATAAAGAGGCAGTGATGGATTTTAGCAGATTTAGATGTCCAAAGGACAAACACTTTCTGTTTGCACAGTGCATAAAGGATGGGATGATTGAGGTAAAATGTAGATACTGCAAGACTACTTATCAGCTTAAGTTTAAGAATGGTAAACTTGTATCCCTTAAAGAAATTTATGTGCCTTTAAAGCAAGAAGACTTGACAAAATAAATTTCAAAATATAAAATATGTTAGATAAATAGAACTTTGTGAATTGCCTCGCATTCAGGGCAAAGAATCTATTGGATTAAAGGCCCAGTAAGTGGAAGAGGCAACTTGCTGGGCTATGAATGTTTTAAGTACAAGCGATTTCTTAGAAACCTTTCAAGGCAAATTCCTTCCTTTATTAGAGTCTTCTAAAACAGGCGAAGAGTGGGATGTTGTCTTAATAGAAGCAGGCAGAAGCAAAGGAGGCAGTCAGGGACAAATCCTTTATCCAGAAGAAGTATTGAAGAAAGCAGTCCCTCTCTTTGAAAATGCCAAATGCTATGCCTTTGAATTCAGCGGTCAAATCTATGACCACCTACCAGAAAATATCAAACAGGCAGTACCTCAAGGTTTTGCAAAGAACCTTGTCGGTTATTTCACAAATCCAAAGCTAAAGAAACTCCCTAACGGCAAAAAGGGCATTGTAGCAAGATTTCATGTCATTGCAGATTGGCTTAAATCTGCTCTCAAGAATGCAGGCAAAAAACTGCCAGAGCTGCTGGGATTCAGTATAGATGCTGAGGGTGTAGTGGATAAAGAAAATCAGGTTGCCTTGTCAATTGACAGAGTAGATAGTGTGGACTTGGTAACATACCCAGCAGCAGGGGGCAGATTTTTAAGAATGGTTGCGTCAAGGCTTGCTGCGAGTTTGCAACAGCAGGCTAATTTAAAGACATCAAACAAAGGAGGGTTGGATATGGTAGAAGGCAGAATGTTGTTAATGATGAAAGGTTTGCAGAGTGGTCTTAAGGAGGGACAAGAGCTAGAAATCACAGATGATGTTGTCAATGCTATCTTCTCAGAGGCTCTAGAGAAAGAGGAGATTGAGGAGTCTAGGGATGAGCTGAAAGAGATTATCTCACAATGCATTGGATTCTTGAAAGAAGGCAAAGACCAGTTTGCAGAAGCTCTTTTGAATGGGATTGTTGAGGCTAAGAAGAAAAAGAGGAAAAAGAAAGAGGAGTATCCTAGCCCTGAAGAAGAGTATCCTAAACCTCAGAAGGCTTCTATGCCTGAGCCTCAAGCTGAGCCTAAACCTGAGATGAAACCTGAGCTTGAAGAGGCAAAGAAAAAGAAGAAAGAAGAATATCCTTATCCTGAAGTACAGAAACAGTCTCAGGAATTACAGGCTCTTAAAGATGAAATTACTCGCCTCAAATTAGAGAAGTACTTAGAAGAAGCTCTTAAGGAATCTGGTCTTACCAATGTTTCCAAGAACCAGATCAGAAGCATGAGATTTAGCTCTGTAGAGGAAATTGATAAGGCTATCCAGAACATGAAGGACTTAGAAGCTAAGTTTATGCAGGAAGCTGGCATTTCAAGCAGGGTAGAAGCAGGTGAAACTGAGGGCGAAAAGGCATTGAAACTGCTTGAGGATGTTATTGAAGGTAAAGCTCACAGCATTAAAGAGGCTTATGTCAGGTTTACAGGTGATACTAGAGTCACAGGCTTAATAAGAGAGTGCAGAGGTAGGGGCAAGGAAAGAATTACAGAGAGCTTAACTACTTCAGATTGGGCAGAGGCATTGGGCGATACCTTGAGGCGTAAGCTCATAAAAGAATATCAAGTTTCTGGCTTAGATGACTGGAAGAAAATCGTATCTGATATAGTGCCTTTACCTGACTTTAGAAGCCAGCATTGGATTAGATTGGGTGGATACGGTGAGCTTCCTTCTGTATCTCAAGGTGCAACTTACACAGAGCTAACTAGCCCAACAGATGAAGAAGTGACCCTGTCTGTGAGCAAAAAAGGTGGCCTTGAATCGGTCACTATTGAGATGATAAAGAATGATGACATAATGGCAATTAGGCAGATTCCTAGAAGGTTGGCAAGAGCTGCTGCTCAGGCTCTTTACAATGCTATATTTGATGACATTCTCAAAGACAATGCAACAATATATGATAGTGTTGCCCTATTCCATTCAAGCCACAATAACTTAGGAAGCTCTGCTCTTTCTGCTTCTTCATTTATGGCAACAAGAAAGGCAATGGCACAGCAAACTGCTTATGGAAACAGCGAAGAATATCTAAACCTCTATCCAAAATGGTTGATTGTGCCAGTGGATCTTGAGGATACAGCATTCAAGATTTGCCATTCTCCTGTGTATGTAAGTGCAGCTTCTTATTACAGCGGTGGTACTGCTTCAGAGGCTGCAACCACTCCAAATATTGTACCTCAGAAATTTAAGACAGATTACATTGTTGTGCCTAGATGGACAGATGCAAATGATTGGATCGCAGTAGCAGATCCTAATATGTGTCCTACAATAGTTGTAGGCTTCTTGGATGGGAAAGAAGAGCCTGAGATATTTATTCAGGATCAGCCTTCAGTCGGTAGTTTATTCTATGCTGATAAGATAGTGTACAAGATTAGGCATATTTGGGGCGTGGCTGTATTTGATTACAGGCCATTCTATAAGCATGTAGTGAGCTAATAGGCTTATTTAATAAACAAGGCACAGAGATTGGTGCTTAACTTGAGAATTAAAGAGGAGGTATGCTATGGCTAAGATTATAGCAGGTGATTTGCCCTCTCATAGACAGTCAGTATTGTTTGAGGTAGCAAGCAGAGCTGCAACAGATGATAAATACAGCAATCTTATGTTCAGAGCACCTCATGACCTCACAGTCAAAGCAGCTTATGTAACCTTTCTTTCTGCTGTAACTGGAGCTGCAGATAATTATTTCACAGTAAGAGTTAGGAATTTAGGCACAAATGGCAGTGGTACTACTGACCTTGCTACAAAGGCTTTCAGTTCAACTTCTGTGACTGCTTCTGCAAAAGTCCCAGTAGCTTTGACTTTAGCTTCTACTCCTACAATGAGTGAAGGTGAAGTAATGGTTGCTTATATAGACCATGCTGGAAGTGGTAAGGCTAGTGATATAGCAATTTTACAGGTAGATTATACTTGGACATAATAAAGAGCAGCCTAGACTGGACTAATTGGCAAAAAGAAGCCTCTAATAGCAGTACTAGGCTGCTCTAAAAGAGGCTTAGTAATAAAGGCTAGGTTGGCTTTAAATGGCACTAGCAACAGAATTTGAATACATCAATCCATCTCCATCCTTCTTTATTGTAACAGGTTGTCCTCGTTCTGGCACTACATTTTTGATTGAACAAATCAAAGAACACCTTAAAGTGCCAGTCTTGGGATATGATGACCTAGTCTTACATAGAGAATGGAAAACAGCAATAGAGGCCAATGCTATTCTTTTAGGAGATGTGTTTGCAGACCTTAGTAAAGGAGCACCTAAGGCTGAGGAAGTAGAAAAGCAATATCCAGAATTCAAAGAATTTCTTGAGTCACATAAAGATGAGTTCAGTGAATATGGTCTTTATTTCTTCAAAGACCCAAGAATATGCTACACATGGCCATTCTGGATGAGATTATTTGAAATAAGAATAATTCACATTGTGAGAGATTTTGAGGGTGTCTTTAACAGCATAGACGAAATGGATAAAGTAGGAGATAAAGAGGTTAGATTCAGATGGATTAGACCAAGAGAAGAATGGCATGAGATTTGGGAAAATCATGTAAATGGAGCAAGAGAAAGCAATAAGTATGTGCCCTATCTAGAGATCCCATTTGAGTCATTTGTGAAAGATCCTAAGCCTTGGCTTATAAAAATAGCAAAATTCGTGAAAGCACCTGAAAAGTGCCTCAATCTAGGAAGTGGTCTTGCACCCAGAGCAGGCAGTGAATGGGTAAATGTGGATTACAACAAGGATTATATACCACCTACCAAATATGATGTTTATGGAGTAGTTGCAGATTTGGAAAATCCCTTGCCTTTTAAAGATTATACTTATTCATTCATAGTTGCAAATCATGTCCTTGAGCATATCAAGAATTATGAACAATTGATGTGTGAAATATACAGAGTGCTCAAAATTGGAGGAAGATTAATTATCAGAGTTCCTTATGCATTCTGTCGTGCAGCGATTGCAGACCCCACTCATGTAAGACAATTTGTACCTGAGTCATTCTTTCATTTTTTACCAGAAAATTTAGGGCCAGTAGCTAATCCTAAGTTTTGGGGCACATTTAAGATTATAGATTTGGAAGTGATTAAGCATGACAGGCCAGAGATAGACAGGGGTGAGGTAGGCAGCTACTATTCAGAGGTGTTTTGTGAAATGGAGAAAATCCCTAAACAACAACCTCCTAAGCCAAACTGGACTATAAGGCAAGAAGATGAGCAAAGGCAAAGCAATCATATTTAGAGGTTATAAGGCAATAGGAGATGCACTTTACACTTCTCCTTTGCCTAGGCTTATGAAAGAAGATGAATATGAGCAAGTAGATGTTGCATGCTGGGAATCAAACCAGCAAGTGTTTTGGAACAATCCTTATGTGGATAACATCAGGGTATTTCCAGATGACCTAAGCGAAGAAGAATTTGAGCATTACTACAATGAATGGCACAAAGAATATGATGTGATTGTAGATTTGAGATATACAATAGAAAGCAAGTATCTCTTTCGCACAGATGCTCCTTTGCCCTCTTTAGAGGAAAGAAGAAAGAAAAATAAAGGAGTGAATTATTACAAAGAGACAATGAGAGTTGCAGGATATAAGTTAGATAAAGGAAGGCCAGAATTATATCTTTCCAAAGAAGAAGAAAAGATATTGCAAGACTTCAAAAAAGAGAATCCAAAATTTGTAATTTGGCAGTTGTATGGCTCATCCAATGCAAAACAGCTTGTTCGTGCTCCTTTATGGATAACTGAGATTATGAAAAGAGTGCCTGACTGCAAACATTACTTGGTAGGTCATGCTCATTTCAGCACTAAAAGATTATTTGGCTCAGATAAAGTCAAATGCATGGCGGGTATTTGGGGCTTGAGAACATCTATGCTTATGTGCAAATATGCAAATTTAGTAGTCGGGCCTGAATCTGCTATAACTAATGCTTCGGGTGCTTTTGATACACCGAAATTTATAATGTATTCAGGCACTTTGCCAGAAAATTTAGGCGGAGATTTTGAAAATCACTTTGCATTTTGCCCTAAATGTGAATGTTATCCCTGCTACAAAATAAGCATAAGCCCAAAAGAGGTTTGGAACTTGAAGAAAAGAAGGCTTGCTTATGCAAACATGGAAGAGTGCAGAGTGAAAGACCCATTTGATTGTTACAGATATTTAGGATTTAAATGCACACTAAGCCTTCCAGAACAAGAAATTATAGAGAAGGCTGTGGATATATTAAAGCATAGTTAGGAGGATAATATGATTGGTGGAGTTACTATAGAAGAATACGATGCTTATGATAAAGAAACAATTACTGTAAGTTCGTCAGTAGTTGGATTTTCGAGCAGCAAGATTACAAATTGTAAGATTGCATACTGTACTCTTGATCCAAGTGCTGGCGCTATAAGATATTGGATGGACGGGTCAAATCCCACTTCAAGCGAAGGACATTATGTAGCTGCAGGAGGCAGTTTTACTATCTCGGGAAACAATAATATTCGCAATTTCAAAGCTATAAGAGCGGGTGCTGATGACGGTAAATTACAGGTAACTTACAAGAAATGAGAATCCCAGCTAAATTAGAAAATATAAGCAGAGTTTTGGAACAAATTAAAAAGAATATAACTATGGAAATTGAAAAAGCAGGCAGGGAAACAACAGAAAATATTACCCAATCTGCAATGGATTTAATGAAAGAACATGCTCCTGTTGCTTTTGGTGCATTGAAAGACTCCATAGGAAAGAGACTTGTGTATGGATATCCTGTTATGTATGGCATAAGTGCAACAGGTTTAAAAAGACCTTCTGTAGGATATGCGGAAGCAGTTGAATATGGAGTAAAAGCAAGTGCTTATGGATATACAGTACATGGAAGGCATTATGAAGGTGTGCCTCCTTGGGGCAGAGGTTCAAGACTTTATGAATGGGTAAGACTAAGAGGACTTGCTCCTTTCTTATCAACCTCTGCAAGGATAGCTAGAAAGATAGGAGAGAAAGGGATACCTGCAAAGCACTTTGTGAAAAAATCTCATTCTGTTTTGGTTGGACTTGTGCCAGATACTGTAAAGAGAGTTTTTGATAAACACTTGCATTTTTAAGGCAAGGCAATGAGTTTAAGTACAATTAGAAGTGAGATTAAATCGATTTTAGAAGGCATAAGTGGAATAGGCAAGGTGTATGACTATCTGCGATGGGATACAAGAGATTGGAAGGGATTCTTTAACTTATTCAAATCCAATGGCTCTTATCATGGATGGATGATTACAAGAACAAGCACAACAGAAAATAGAAGGTTTGAAACAGACCATAATTTGAGGACTTATACATTTAAAATAGTAGGCTTTTATCCTTTGAACGATGCAAAGGCAACAGAGAAGACATTTCAAGACTTAATAGAGTCAATATGCACAACATTTAGAACAAATTACAATTTAAATGGAAAGTGCTTAGATTCAGACCCACCTGAAGTGAGTGTTGTAGAAAATAGAATGTTTGGCTCTATTGTTGCACACTATGCAGAGATTATACTTAGAGTAAGAGAAAGAATTACACTATAAGGAGGCTTGAAATGGGCAAGATGAAATTTCAAAGCAGAGCAGGTGGACATTACTCTCCTGCTCCTCCTAAGCCTAAAGCAAAGACTAAAGCAAAGAAAGAAGTCAAAGCAAAGAAAGAAACAAAGGAAGGAGGTGACAAGTAATGTCCTTATTAACAAGAAGAAGTGTTGTATTGGCAAAGATTGAGAGCAATTATGGAACGGATGCAAGCCCAGGAACAGCGGATGCTATTCTTTGTACCGCTCCTAGTGTTACTCCTTCGGGTGACTTGCTCACAAGAGATTTTGTAAGAAGCTCTATCTCTCCTTATCCTCATGTTATCGGTGCAAAGACAGTAGAGGTTACATTTGATACTGAGATTAAAGGTTCAGGTACAAACTCAAGCACTTCTACAAGTGACATTATTCCTGAAATAGGAGTCTTATTCAGGGCATGTGGATTGAGCGAAAGCGTGACTTATGGCTCTACTTCAGGTACTCCTACTACTTATTCAGATTTAACTGCTTCTTATCAGCCAATTTCTACAAACTTTGAGAGCGCCACTCTCTATGTCTATTTCGATGGTGTGTTGCATAAGGTTGTAGGTTGCAGAGGTACTTGTGTATTGACACTCGATGCAGGTGCATTTCCTAGAATTAGCTGGACATTTAGAGGTCTGTATCAGGATGTTGTCGATGCCAGCTTGGTGACAGGAGAATATGACGATACTCAGCCACCTATTGTTGAATCCTTGAACCTGAAACTCGATTCTTTCTCCCCCAAAGTACAGTCAATTACTCTTGATTTGGCAAATACTCTTACTGAGATTAGAGATGTCAATTCAAGCGAAGCCATGCGTGAGATTACAATTACAAACAGGGATGCAAATGGAAGAATCAATCCTGAGATGGAACTTGTTGCTACTTATGACTTCTTTGGAATCTGGAAAAATGCAACAAAGAAATCTCTAAGCTGTACCATTGGAAGCGCAGGTGGAAATAAGATTATAATCTCTTGTCCTACAATTCAGGAGAACAGTTTGGCTTATGCAGATAGGGATGGAATCAGGGCACTAGATATTCCTATCAAGTTGGCAAGTGAGAGTGGAGATAATGAGATAACAATTAAATTTGTATAATTGCCTCTGTTTGAGGCAATAAGATTAAATAGGAGGTAAGGGATGCCAAATTATGAAGGTTTTGACTTATCTTTAGATGAAGAGGTAATCGTGCTTATAGATACACAGCACGGAAAGGAATTTGAACTCAAGCATTATGTAAGAAGGCCCAAGACCTCAGAGTTTAAAGAATATAGAAAGAGAATGAGTGAATTTAGAGGCGGATTGAGACGATTTAAGTGGGAAGATAGAACAACAGATGCTGCAGAGTGGTTGTATAGAAAGATTATACAAAGAGTAGAGGGCTACACTCTTTCTGCTTATGGAAATAAAAGTGTAATGGATATTACAAGAGAAGAATTAGAAGAAATAAGTCAGCGTCGTGGAGAGAGATATGAGTCTTGGGTGGATTTAATCCCACCTAGGCATAAGATGTTTGTAATAGATAGAGTTGCTGGCTTGGTGGTTGAAGGTGAGACTGAAATGGAGGAGCAATTGGGGGAATCTTTAAGCGGAGCCTAAGATACAGCTGCGATCCCAAAACTTGTGATGCATATAGGATTTCAGGTGGAAAGGCTTGTAAAAGTTGTCCCAACAATCCAGAGAATTGGCAAAAAGACCTTGACCCAAATTGGATTGCTTATTCAAACTACATAATTTGGTTGCATACTCTAAAGAGTATAGGGTGCACCTTCTTAATGGATGACCTATCTCTTTCTGAGTGGAAGGCACTAGAGATTCTAGAGAGAGAAATCAAACTTAAAGAAAAAGAAGAAATGGAGAAAATTAAGAAAGGAAGGAAGTAATGGCTGGCTATGACGTTAGTATCACCATAACCACACGCTGGAGAGAAGCAGGCAAACCTCCTTCTCCTGAGCCTGTTCAAAAAACAGAGCAGGCAGTAAGGCGTACTACGGCTGCACTCAAGGAGCAGCAGAGTATTCTGGCAAGATTCATCCGCAATTGGAAAAACACCTTTGCTGTTTTCGCTGCAGGATATGTAAGCGTTGTAGCTTTCCTAGAAGTGTTGCGTCTTATGAGTCAGACTATTGCGGGTGGAATCCAAAAAATTGCAGAATTTGAGTCTGCTGTCGCTTCTCTTACAGCAAGATTAATGTCATTGATAGGAGTTAGGCCTGGAGAAAGTCTGTCTGCAGGTTGGGATAGACTAACAGAGTATGTGAAGAATGTCTATAATTGGGCTATCAAGTTGGATGCTCAATTTAGCGGGACTACTGAAGAATTAATGGAGGCATTTAGAGCATTGGCAGATCAAGGCATTATTTTAAATGTTCAAGCCGAAGAACATCGCAAGGCTTGGCTTGCTATTGCAGAAGCTGCTAAAGCTGTGAATCCTCATATCAGAAGACAGGGACAAATGTATCAAGAAATTAGAGCTTGGGTGCAAGGAATTGTGAGACAGGGAAATGAGCTTGCAAGACAATCAGAAGCAATGATTCCTAACTATAAAGAGCAAGTCAAGCTACTTGCAAGTGCTGATGAGTGGGTGCAGTTTATCAATACTCATTTCTTAGGTTACTTAGTCTTGTCCAAAAAGATAGGTGATACTTGGGATGCAGTAGTTTCAACTTTTGAAAGCTACTTTACTCTCCTGCAAAGAATGGGACTCAGGCCCTTGTTTGAAACATTGAAGAATATCATTGCCAGCATGGCTGATTATCTAAGAAAACATCTTGTGCCTCTTAGTCTCAATTTTGCTGCTATCTGGAAAGCAATTGGGCCTGCAATTCAATTGATAGCAGATATTTTTGGAATCATATTTAAGACAGTAAGTGCCTTGTCTCCTATTATTGCTGCATTCACTCATGCGGTTGGCACTTTGGCATCCTTATTCAGAGTGCCTCTAAAATTATTCTCTATGCTTTTAGATAATGCAATAGAATATGAAACTCATTTATATAAGATTGAAGAGCAGCAGAAAAAGACTTTCGCTATAAGTGAAGAAGAAAGAAGACTATTGGAATTAAGAAAAAAGGAAGAACAGATTGATTTAACTAAACCTCTACAATTAGCAGAAGAAGCAGAATATGAATTATTAGCAGCAGCTAAAAGTGCTACTTATGCAAGAATAGAACTAAAGCGAAGAGAAGTCAAAGACGCTATTGAGGCCATCCAGAAGAAAATAAAGGCATTGCTATTGGTGGAAGAACTGGAATCTAAGGTAGCTAAGCAAGGCATGAAGGAAGCAGAAGAAAGGCGCAGGAAATGGGAGAGTGACTATAAAGAATGGGTTAGACTCAATTCAGAGCTTAGTCAATTGCAACAGAGATTATATCGAATGCCTCTTGGAGGTGGAGCTGAAGCGGGAGAAATCATGTCTCGAATAAGGCAAATTCAATCTAGAATATTAGGACTATCAGAAAGCCTCAATAAATATAATAAAGCTCAAGAAGACTATGTAGAGCATGCTGAAAAGGCCAAAGAAGCTGATGAAAAAATAGCAACACTCAGAAAAAAACTCGTTACATTAAATAAATATCTTGCACTTCTCAATGAAAAATTAGCAGAGGAAGAAAAAAAGATAGCAGAAGAAAAGGAGAAAAATGCACAAAAAGAGTTGCTGAATATTAAGAAACTTTCTGATGCTTATGCTGCCTTGGCAGCAGATTATGAAAGATATCAAACTCAAATGGCTACAGTTACAGAAGACCTAGCAACAGAAAGATTGAGAATAGAATCTGAATTGACAGGCAGTCTAGAGGCTCAATATCGCTATCGAGTACAACAAGTGGAAAGATGGGAAGCTGAAAAATGGAATCGAGTCAAATCTATTCAAGAGAGCATGCTGAAAAAAATAGATAATATGAGGCGTCAAATAGAAGAGCAAAGAGCTAAGGAAAACAGAGAGCTTAGACTGGATGAAGCTGCCACGCTTGTTGACCTCGAAATAAAGGAAATGGAGATTTATAAGGATGTGCAAGAAAAGAAAGTTGAGATAGCAAGAATTGCTGCTGAAAAGGAGAAGCAGATTTTTCTAGATACGTATGGGTATGCAATTAATTTGGGAGAAATGCTTGAAAGTACTGTTGCAGATGCTTTCGAAGGAATAGTTCTAGGTACTCGTAAACTCGAAGATGTGTTTACAGCTATGAGAGATGTGATTGTGGAACGCTTTTCTAGAATGTTTGCAAGAATGATAAGAGACAAACTAGATTTTGATACATTTTGGGTTGTCAATGTGGAGAACATGCCAAAACAGTTTGAAAAGTCTGTCTTTAATATAAGAAGTATCTGGAACTCCCTGATGAACTGGATGACAAGCTCTATAGGTAAACTCACAGGAGCAATTGGCACCATTGGATATGGCATTGCTGGAATGGTGGGAGGAGAGCCTTGGAGAGCAATAGGTGGAACAGCTGCAACAGCAGCTATGCTTACAGGGCATCCTGTTATTGCAGTCGCTACAATTACAACAGCAGAGATTGCAAGAGCAATATTTAAGGGAAGAGTAGAATGGGTATCTGTAGGAGCACCTGCTGCAGGAATGGCGGGAACAAGAATCGGACTTGAGAGAGGATGGTGGGAAAGCATGTCCACCTTCTGGAAGATTAGTTTGTCATTTCTTACTGGATGGATACCTATATTTGGTAGTATTTTTGGCAGAAAATGGCCTACAATTAGAGGTACTCTAGAAGCCTCTCTAACCTTCTTAACAGAAGCATCTCAAATAGCAGATGAATATGCAGAAGAAATAAGCAAGGTTTCAGGTGGAACAAAGGGACGAGTAAGATTTGAAGAAGCCACAGAAAATGTCAGAGTCATTATCCTTCAGTGGCGTGATGTAAAAGGAAGCATGGATGAGTTATCATTAGCATTCCTTAAGTTTACTCAGGATGTCATAGATACATATAATGCCTATTTTGCAATGTTACCTGAAGACATAAGAGAGGCACTTATAGAATCTTTACCTCAAATAGAATTTGCCTTTGCTGGTGGACGCAAAGATATGGAAATATTAGGAAAAAAGGTTGCCACCAAGATGTTGATAGAGACATATCTTTCCTGGGGCGTGCCGTTAATAGAAGAGTTTAATAAATTATTGGGCATAGATTTATTTGAAAAATTTGGCTTGGAAAAGACTTGGGAAGAATTGATAGAAAAGGCTGGAGTTGACATATTTAGAGAGTTTGGTCGAGCTTCGCATAAACGCAAAGAGGAAATAGAAGAACTTTATGAGTACGTTACCCAAGAACTTCAGACTACTGTAGATGTTGTACTCAGAACTGCTGGAACCTTATACAATTTGATGAAAGTGTATGGAGATGGAGTTGAAATTTATTTTGATAGCATATTAAATTATGTAAAGGATATTGTAGATAAATATACCGCTGAAATGTCAGGCTTAAAAGAAGAAGAGGTAGCGAAAAAGGCCGAGGAGTTAGGAAAGACAGTAGATGAATATTTATCAGCAGTAGTTTCTTTCATAGAAGACATAGAAGATACAATTGCTGAATATACTCTGGCTCCTGCTGCAAGAGAAATCAGAGACATAGAAAAATGGTATCAAGAAAGAATTGCAGAAGCGGAGTCATTAGGTTTATCTATCGAAAGACTTAACCAAGCAATGGCTCTCAAATTCTTTAAGCCCATAGAAGATATTATAGATACCAGAAGTGATTTTGAAAAAGCCATAGATGAGCTCAATGAATGGTATTTAGCAGCAACAGATTTCTTTGAGAGACACCAAGAAGTATTAGAATCCTTAGGCTATTCTATTGAAGAGATAATCCTTGCATACAGAACACAATTGGAAAGGTTATTCTTATCTCCTTTAGAAGAACTCAGAAAAAGGATTGCATCAATAGGTGGCGGTGTACAGATTACACCTGAAGAACGTGCTGCTGAGATATCCAGAATTCTAGATGAAATTATGACTTTGCTTGCTTCAGATACAGAAACCCTTGCTTCTCAATGGGAGCATCTCCTTGAGCTCTTAAATGAATATATTAATTTACAGGAGCAAGCATATGAGGAACAAATAGAACAATTACGCGATGAGTATGAAAAGCGGAAAGAATTGACTCGCAAGGCTTACGAAGAAGAAATGGAAAAAATCAGAGAAGAATATCAAGCTAGAATCGATGCAATTCAAGACGAGATTTCACAGGTAGAAGAATTAATGAGTGCATGGGAGTCCATCCAAGATAGAGTGGATGACCTTATTGAACAGATTGAAGAAGCAGGCAAAACGCCTGTAGAATCTTTGGAGTCTGCTTGGAGTGAATTTCAAGATTTATTGAGAGAAATAATGGAGGCTCCTCCAGAAGAAAGACCTGAGCTCATAGAGGAACTCTTGGATTTAATGCCAGAGATATTGAATCTTGCAGAAGATATTTTTGGTCAGGGAGAAATTCTTAATCAATTACAACAATATTTCTTGGATATTTTAGAGCACATAGGAGCAGAAGCTGAATCTCAACTGGATGTATTGAAAGAAACAAGAGATGCTTTGGAAGCACAAAAAGAGCTGTTGGAAGATGAATTGGATATGAGATTAAGCGAATTAAATGAGTCAATGGAAGCAGCCTTGAATGCCTTAGATGAGGATTTACAGTCTAAGATTGATGAACTTACTCAATCAACCATTGATGCATTAATGTCATTGATAGACACTGTCGAAGAAGCAGGAGAAGGCATTATAGATTCTATGACTGGAGGCGAATTTGCTGGCATTTCAGAAGAAAAACTTGAGGAATTAAGAGAAAGTTTAGAATCGTTACAAAGCAGTTTTGAGGGACTGGATTTAGGAACTATCAATGAAAATATAAGTACATTGACAGAAACAACTACCGATCTAATACCAACGATGAGTGAAAATCTTGCTAATGAGGTTGCGTTGATGAATGACCAGATCTTACCACTATTGCAACATATAGACGAAGGCATCAATACAGTCCTTGTAAATGTTATAAACAGTGCAGTTTCTACATTGTCTGAAGCAGTTGGAACTGGAGTTGCATCTATTAATGGCCAGATTGCAAGTACAGGTGCATCTCTCGGCAATGCAATCTCAAGTGCTGCATCCTCAATTTCATCTGCTATATCTAGTGCAGCGAGCTCAATATCTGCTTCTATTTCTGCCATTCAATGTGTCTGTGAGAGTCATTGTCATTGTGACTGTTCATGCACCTGTAATGTTAATACAGAATCAGCACAGGCAGGTGGAATTGTAACTCGTCCAACATTACTCATGGTAGGAGAAGCAGGTCCAGAAGCAATAATACCCTTATCTCGATTGAGTCAATATGTACCTACTTCGAGATATACTTATCCTGCTTATTATGAGCCATTTATAGATCCATGGAAATTATGGGATGAGATAAGAGATTTAGTTGATGCAATAAGAGAACTCACAGAAGAATTGGCGGATTGGATAGAAGAAGCACTCAATCCTTTGTATGATTTTGAGAAAGATCTAGATGAGATAATAGAAGAAACCAAAGAGTGGATAAAATTATTAGAAGCACATAGAGATTATCTTGAGAGCATTGGGTACAATGTTGACCAGCTTATCGATTTAGTAAAACAAACAGCTTGGGAGAAAATTTTGGATTTGATTGAAGATGATATAGAAGAAGTGAGAAATCTTGTAAACTATACTTCTGATTGGGAACAGGAAATTGCTGATATTCTAGATTGGTATGAAGAGTTAACAAGGAAGACAGAAGATATATTAGATATACTGGAGGAGACATTAATTCCAACAGTTTTAAAGAAATATGGAATTACTACTATTCAAGATTTGGAAGAAGTAATCAAGGATTTGGAGAAGATAGAACCTTATTGGGAAAAACTGCGAGATTTAATACCACAGGTATTGGGCGATCCATTGAATGAATTTCTGAAGCGGCTTTATTGGGAAAGGTATAAATGGGATATTGCAGCTAATACTATAGAAGACTTCTTTAACGAGTTTTTAGAGTCTTTAGCCCCACATCCAGCTGATGTAGAGCGGCTTCAGGAAGAGTATGGTGCTTATTTGAATGCTTGGCTTTCATATTTAGAGAAAGTGAGAGAAGGACTTTGGGATTGGGCTACATTTCTTAGGATGATTCATGGAGATATAATTGAGATAGAATCTTTGGAATGGTTTAAATGGATGGGAACGTGGGAGCCATATGAATCTAATATTGAAATTGAAGACGTAAGAAGGTGGTTGTTAACTGTTTTGTCACGTCATTTAAGAGATTTCACAGATGAGTTTATAGGCACTTTGGATGAAATAATTGGTCGTTTGATATATCCTTATCTCCCTGAAAGAATCAAACAGGTGGTTTCCAAGATGTCACCAGAAGAAATCTGGAAATACTTAATTGAGAATCTTGATAAAACTATTGAATATCTGAGAAATCTGCTTACTGACTTGGGAGATACTCTTAAAGAAAGACTGGAGTATCTCGATAAAATCAGGCAAGCAGCTGCCAGAAAAATATCAAACGTTTTGTACGAGGTCTTTGTTGAGCCTATGGAAGACTTAAGAGAAAAGATTGAAAGATTCTCACTGGGCGAAGAGTATGTTGCAAAGGCATTGGAAGATGCAGAAGCACAATGGAATAGAATAGCAGATACTTGGCAGAGGATAACTGAAACTGGAAATGAAGAGGCACTTAGAGCAATGGCTTCTAATTGGGAAAGAATTTTAGAAGATGCAGAGAACTATATTGATTTGCTAGAACAGGCTTACGAAAGAGAAGTAGATGCTCTTGAGAAAGAATATGAAGCAAGAATGGAAGGCTTCAATAAAGAAACAGGAGAAATCTACAGCACTTGGCAAGATATAGCAGACCTTTTGACAGAAAGAGGATATGATGTAGGAGAACAATGGGGCGAGGCTTGGGAGAAGGCACAAGCGGTAGGTGAAGGAGTAAGCGAGGCATTTGATATATGGAGAGATTGGCAAGAAGAACAGCTCGATGCTTTGGAAGATTTGAAATCTGATTGGGAAGATGTGATGGAATCTGCACAGGAATTAATAGATGAATTGACAACAGTAAGTGAGCTTGCACCTGTTCAGAGCTGGGAAGCAATTCAAAGAAGATGGGAAGAGCTAAGAGAACGCATGATTTCTGGAGATGTTGAAGCAGCAAGAGCACTTATTGACTTTACAGAGACTTATTTGGAGATGGCAAGAACGCTAACGCCAAGTCAATATGTTAATATATATCAAGACGTTCTTGGAACGTTACAACAATCCAGAGACATAGCAGAAGACCAGATATCAACACTAGGGGATTTGGCAGACAGTATTCGTGAAACAGTAGAAGCAGCAGAAGTTGCATTAGAAGACATAATGGAACGGTTAAATGATGAATTAGAGCAAAGGATAGAGGACTTAAGGCAGGAGTATGCAGCAAGAATGGATGAAGTCTACTCACTACTTGAAGATATGAGGGTGAAAATAGTTACAGAAGTTGTACCTCCAGAATTCAGGGATGATGTACTCAGGGAACTAGGCTATCAGATTGATTACCTTTCAAGAGTCGAGGAAATTTTGAATAATGCAAGTACTGCTGATAATCAGATTAAGGTATGGAAACTTGAGGATGTAAGTGATTACTTAAACAAGATTGCATCATGGAATCTTGACGAACTCATGAAGGATATCAAGGAATGGGACTTAGGCAATAAAGTTAAAACTCTCTTCAGTGTGCTTCGAAGACAATCAGAAACCATCAGAGTTTGGGTTCCTAGAATTGCTAGTTTAATACAACATACAGAGTTAATTCATGCATTGGATATACAACGAAACGAATATTTGAAGCAATTGTGCGATCTTCTCCAAGAAAATAAAGGCGCAGGCGAAGTTCCTTCTTTGCAAACAGGTGGCATTATAGGTCAAGAAGGCATATATCGTCTCCATCCAGGAGAAATCGTTATACCTCGCAATGCTAATATTAGAGTGGAAATAGACGCAGATAAATTAGGTGAGTCCATTGCCTCTTCTTTGATTCGTGCAGGTATAGCTTCAAAAGAGACCTCTTCTATACACTTGCATATAGACGGCAGAGAAATAGCAGCAGTTACAGCAGAACAAATAAGAAGAGGTCATCCAGAATTGGTGAAGCAAGTAAGAAGAATTACACATTAATTTGGAGGTGTTTGATATGGAAGAAAAGTTTAAGCAAGGAATGAATATAGGAGCGAGTGTTATTTCAAAACGAGGAGTTCATTTCAGACCTCTTTGGGGCGCACATTACAGAGTAGAATGCTATGACAAAAATGGCAATCTCAAATGGGTAGATGAATTTGACAATCTGGTAGTGGATGAAGGACTGAATGACAATCTGGATAAATATTTCAAAGGAAGCAACTACACAGCCTCATTTTATGTAGGACTTACAGATGGCTCTCCCACACCTTCTGCAAGTGACACTATGTCTTCTCATTCAGGTTGGAATGAAGTTACTGCTTATGATGAATCTGCAAGACCCTCTCTTGTTCTTGGTACTGTGTCAAATAAATCTGTAGATAATTCTGAAAATAAAGCTCAATTCACAATAAATGCAAACAATACAACAATAGGTGGTGCATTTGTGACAACTGACAGCACAAAAGGAGGCACAACAGGCATTTTATATGGTGTGGGAGCATTTTCTGCAGGTGACAAAACATTGGACAGTGGAGATGTTTTGCAAGTAACAGTTACTCTTACTGCAAGTGCAGCATAGCAGGATATAACAATAAAGAATGAGCAAAAAGTTTGAGTTAAAACATAGGCGTTCACTTAACTCTAAGGTATTTTACAATGGAGATGGGACTTTCACTCTTCGTGCGCATGTGGGGCATATCCATTACAAAGACAAACAGACAAGAGAGTTTGAGGATATAGACCCCACTTTGATTCCTACTGAAAATGGCTGGGAAATGCGAAAGTCCAATTACGAGGCTGAGATTCCTAAATATGCTGATGGTGAGTTTAAATTTATTCACTCTTGCCTAATAGATATTAACACAAAGAAGGATTTGGAACTGCCAGAGGAGTGTATCTCCTTTATTCCTTTGGGTGTGTCTCATGTTGATGGTAGATTGGATGAAGGCAAGAGGAAAGTTACATATCCAAATGCATTTGGAGATGGGATTGACTTGGAAATCGAGACAGGCAAACTAAGCCTCAGAAAATATATTGTCATTAGAAAACAGCCTGAAGAGTTGACCAAAGATTTGGAGTTTTCATTTGTGGTATCCCTTCCCCATATGGATGCTAAGGTCAAATGGAAAGACAGAGAGACAGGTAAGTTTGTAGAATGGAGGAAAGACAAGGATGTTGAAATTCTTGGAGATGTACCTCTTACTCTGGGCAAGAATCGTGAGACTTGGATTCGTCCTTTAAGGATTTGGGATTCTGCGGGTAATAAGGCTTATATTAAAGTCAAATTAAGGATAATAAATAACAAACCAGTTCTTACCAAAATTCTGCCTAAAGACTTTTTACTCAAAGCTACGTATCCAGTTTATACAGATACCACGACAAGTTATTATTCAGGAAGTGGGGATGGATATGTTGAAAATTCTAACAGCAATTGGAATATTTGCCATGATGCTACATCGGGAAGTGATAGTGACTATATTTACGCTGCTACCTTTATCTCTTCTCATGTTGAATCGAGCAACTATGTTATAAGGAGAGCGTTTTTTCCTATTGATACCTCTAGCATACCTGATAATGCTGAGATTCAATCAGCAACCTTTCATTTTGATATTTATTCGATTGATCAAAAAAAGGGCACAAATTATTTTGCATTAGTTCAAACATCTCAAGCGTCCGTGACATCATTAACAAATGATGATTTTGACCAATGCGGAGCCGTGAATAATCCTACTGAAGGAGCAGATAGACTACAAGTGCCTTCTTCTACTGGATGGTATTCATTTTCGTTAAATTCTACTGGTTTGGGTTGGATTAATAAGACTGGATACACCAAATTGGGCATCAGGTCTGGAGATTTAGATTGTGATGATGTTGCTCCTACCGATGGATCTCATGAATTTTGTGTTCAAGTTTATACTTCGGAGAGTTCTTATGACCCTTACTTAGAAGTAACTTATGGCTTTTTTGGTGATGTAACCTTAGCAATGTCACAGTCTCAGTCTCAAGAAAGCCTAGCAACATTTCAGGGTGATATCTCACTGTCTCATTGCTTATCTCAACAACAAAATGGCCTGATATCGTTTTTCGCATCTATTTCTCTAGACCATGCCATGTCTCAGGCACAAGATAGAGTAAAAATATCTCTAGTGAATCTTCCACTTTCTCATTCTTTATCTCAAACTCAATCTGGACTAGCCCAATCACAGTCTCAAGTGGGTTTATCTCACTCTTTATCTCAGGCACAATCAGGTTTGGCTCAGGCAAAATCGCAAATAAGTTTGTCGCATTCTTTATCTCAACTTCAATCTAGCATTAAATTAGTACAACGTCAAATTGGGTTATCTCATTCTTTATCTCAATCCCAAACTGCACTGTCTTATGCATTGGCAGGATATATGGCAAGTTATCTTTCTCAAAAAACGCCAGACTATGATGCCTTCTTACCTAACTTGCCAGTATCTTCCTTCAGTGAAAGTGTTACTGTTACGACTAACATTCTTGAAGTTGACAGTGGAGATGAGGAAAGAATACAAATATCACAACCAGACTTTAGAGTTACACTAAATTTATCCAAATTAACAAGGAGTCAAATTGAGGAATTAATTGAGTTTTACACAAATGAAACTAAAGCCAATGGCAAGATGCGTTCTTTTAAATGGACTCATCCAGTAGATGGGCATACTTATGTTGTGAGATTTGATACAGACTTGATTGATGTAGTTAGGCATGGATTATTTACAGATGAATTAAGCATTACTCTAAGAGTTTTAGGATACTCAAGTTTGGGTTGGTCTTAGGAGTTAATTATGACTCCAGATTACAATGCTTTTTTGCCAGTTGAGCCTCAAGAAGCGGTAGAGGAAACAGAGCAGCCTTGGCAAAAGATACTGGAAGGCTCTGGGTATGAGGAGAAAAGGATTGAGCTTGGGGATATGAAATCTTATGTGCAGTTGAGATGGACTGTATTGACAAAGAGCCAAGCAAGACAGTTGTTCAAGTTTTTTCTTGAAGTAAAGAAAAATAAAACTTTTAAATGGACAAATCCAAGAAACAGCATTACTTATGTTGTAAGATTTGACAGTGACTTTAAGAGAAATATAATAATGAGTGAGGTCTTTTCAGTTGACCCAATAAGACTCAGAATTTTAGGCGTAGCAACTTAGGAGTGTAAAATGCTTAGTTTGACAGATTCACAATTAGAGCTACTGCAAAACACTTATAAATCCATAATTTGGCTTTTCGATGTTACAGACAAAAACAACAATGCTTATTATTGGTCAACAAGGGATTATACTTATGACTCAACAAGCTATACATTTAACATAGTTGAGTTTTCTGGTATTTCTTTAAATAGAAGTCGTTCAGAAGAAAACATAATTGCACCCAGTGAGGTAAGAATCAAGATAGGCAATGTTGGCAATACCTATTCTGCAGATGATTTCACAAACGGAGAGGTTTTGATTTCGCTAATAGTAGATGACAGTTTTATTGCCAAATGGAAGTTTAATATTATAAAGGCCTATGGCAGTTATCAAACTATCACACTGGAATGTGAGGATTTTTTGCAAAAATATCTAGAAGGAGCATATCCCAATACTCAACTTATTAAGGCTCTTTTCCCTGATGAATACTATGAAGAGGAAGATGTTTGTGTGCCTGTATGTTTTGGCACGGCATACATTCCTCTTAGGCCTGTAGAAATAGAAGGATCAAGATATTATCTTCTTGGTCCTACAGATAGAACATATACAATAACAGAAGTTCATACTCCTTCAGAGTGGGGCATAAAATATTCTTGGTCTTCTTCGAGTTACTCCTTCAATCAATATACAAAAGAAGACCAGTTTGGTAACTCATGGCAGGTATTTCAGCCGATAATCGCGGACTCAAATTTGGATGGAACACCAGATGCATGCGGCTTGTGGATTGAAGGACAGCGAATATTAGATATGCCTACTCAATTTAGTTATAACTCCATAACCAATCCAGCAGATGTGATAAAAGAAATTCTCAAGGATTTTGGTGTACCCGAAAATGAAATAGACAGTGATTCTTTTAGCGACGCTGCAACTACATTTAATAATTGGGGTTTAACCTTTAATGGTGGACTGTGGACGAAGTCAGATAGAAAGTCTATCTTATCAATGCTTCTTAACTCATGCCACTCAAGAATTTTAGTAAGGGATAAATTGTATTTGTCTGTCTTGTCCAAGACAAGCCAAAAGACTATCACAACATCTCTAGTGGCAAAGGAGAGCTTTGATTATTCTAAGTTATCTGAGGAGCTATCTGACAGTGGATACGTAGCATGGCAAAAAGAGGGAGAGCCTCAAGATAATATGTTGAAGGCACTTGTGCCAGGCAAAGGAACAACAACTGATTATATAAGTGATGAGATTATATACATACCTTGGGTGCAGAATGCAGTTCATGTGCAAAAATTAGCATGCCTTGTATTCCAGAGAAAATTTTTCAAAATTGCAGAGTTAACCTTTGAAGGCAGAAGTGAGCTTCTGACACTAGAGCCAGGAGATGTTATCACAATAAATGGAGATAATTATGGCGGCACTTATAAGGCGATTGTAGATGAAGTAGAAATAAAAAATGACCTAACTGTAAGAATTACTGCTACAAGGCATTCTATTGAATTTGATGATTGGGATGATTTAACGCAGTTTACAGATATAACTGTATATACAACTGTTCCTTCTGCGTGGGAAGCCCTACCTTCAGGTTATGGATATGGAATTAGATGGGATAGGGAGCAAGCTACCTTATTCGTAGAAGGCACAATTAGAGTTACGGGTGGATTTATTGCAGATTCAGGTGGATTTTTTAGGTCAGGCCAAACAGCTTTTGATATGGGTACAGGATTTTGGATCGGGAATAGCAATGGTACTCCTAGGTTATCTATCGGTGACAGCTCAGGTGTGAAACTTACTTGGGACGGTGCAAGTTTGAACATTGTTGGAGCATCTATAAAGACAACAAGTTCTGGAGCAAGAGTGGAGATTTTCCCTACAAGCAATATAGGTATAGTTGCCTATGATGGTGGAGATGGTGAGGTTTTCAAGATTGTAGTAGGCGGTAATGATACAGGCGATGTAATCATAGGCCATTATGCAGCAAATCAGGGATGTAAGTGGGATAGGAGTGAAAGTACATTTTATGTAAGAGGTAAACTAAATGCAGATGATTTGGTTGCTGGGATAGTAAGCATGGATAGGATTGAAGCAGGGAGCATTACAGGAGATAAGATAGCTGCAGATAGCATTACTACAGAGCATCTACAAGCTAATTGTGTTACAGGAACTGAAATAGCTGCAGATTCTATTACAGCTACTCATATACAAGGAGACCAATTGGATGTACTTGCTACAAAAACAGGTACTCTAACTGTGGATGAGGCAATTTATTCAACGAATAAAACTTCTTATAGTGATACAACTGCAGGATTTTGGCTGGGAAATGATGGCGGGACATATAAGGTAAACATTGGAAATGATACAAAATATTTGAAATGGGATGGAAGCGATTTGGAAATCAGAGGAATGGGACATTTTGGAGACGACAATGATTATATTTTAGTGGGAGTGAGTAGTCCAGGGTATGACCATATATCATTTTATTCAGGCGGTAGTTGTCGGGGCTATATTTGGGGAAGCACTAATGGACTGAATATTGGGACTTTATCTGGACTTAATGTACGACTCATTGATAGTACGGGAGCAATATCTTTGATTGTTAAAACTGATAGAATTGAATTTCGACATCCTCCATATCCCACTGTAGATAACAACCTCGATTTAGGAGCTTCTGGTTTCTATTGGAAGAACGGATATATTACTACTATTTATACTGATTTACTAAGACCAAAGGCGTCCACTTCTGATATTGGTGACTCTGATAACTATTGGGAAAATGCATATATTAGCACCATTTACACTGATTTGCTCAAACCAAAAACATCCGCTTCTGATATTGGTGAATCTTCAAATGCTTGGCACTTTGCATACCTTAGTACCTTACATGTTACAAATATAAGAGTATTATCAGTTACGGGCACTGACTCTAATATTGGTGCATCTGATTCTCGTTTTGACAATATTTATGTCTCCACAGTCAATTATTGCAACACGAATGACTACTGTTCTCTTGTAGATTTATCTGAGATTCTTTCTAAGCCTGCCTGCGATCTCTTGTTTGACCTGAGAACAGATGATTTTACTGTGCAAGCAGGCAAACATATCGCGCATAATTCTTGGCCTAGGTTTGTCCGTAACTTACATTATGTTGAAGTTGCAGAAGATGAAAAAGATAAATTAGAAGAAATAGCTAAACTTGTCTCAAGAAAGGTGGGAGAAATAGAAAAGGACAGCAAAAAATATTTCACCTTTGAAATTTCCTCTGTAAATGCAGATTTAATCGACTCTATTATCCTGGCAGCACTCAAAGAATTGATATTGAAAATTAAGGAATTAGAGGGTAAAATAAAATTAAGGAGTTAAATACTTAAAAGAAGGAGGAGACAGATGAGGAGAAAGGTTAGTGTATTGTTAGTCCTTGCTTTTCTTTTAATGTTCTTCTGTCAAACTATTTGGGCAAACAGTTCTAAAACATGTCCTCAAATAAGCTCAGTCACTTTATGGGGCTGCGAGTTCACGGTAGAAAATGTTGAACAGATTTTCTCATTTGAGGATAAACTTATTTGCCATTACACTCTGATGAATTGTGACCTTGCATCAGAATACCTAGTAGGAAATGAATTGAAGCCCATAATGTCCGATTTGTTAGATTTAGTAAGTGATTGGGAAATAGGCTGGATCAAACTCAACCAATATGTATTTGCTAACCATCGCTCGATTATTATCGACATAGGAATAGCTAGAAAACATTAATAAGTAACAGTGAAAACAACTAAAAAGAAAATAAGCATAAAAAACTCATTTTTTGAGTCTTTCTTATTAGAATCTCAAAAGCTCGAGCGTAAAGACCTGCCTATATCCTTTGCGTTTTGGATAAGTAAAAACTTTGAAAAGTTGAAACAAGAGTCTCAGGTTTACTTTGAAATGAAGCGAAAAATTGCAGAGAAATACAGTGCAAAGGACGATAAAGGCAAACCAAAAATAGACTCAAGAGGCAATTATGAAATTGAAGACATGTCAAAGTTTGTGAAAGAGCTAAGAGAATTGCAGGAGCAGGAGATAGAGATGGAGCTAGATGTAATCAAAGTTAAATTGCAAGACTTAGATGGTATTAAAATGACACCTGCTGAAATGTCTTGTCTAATGCCCTTCATTGAGATAGAGGAATAGGAGGCTTATATGGCAGATATAAGCGAAGAAATTATAAGCAGTGAGTTATTAAGAAAGAAGAGAAGAGTACAATTCAAGGCACCTTCTGCAAGTACAAACGATACAATCACGTTGGGAGATTATACAACTGTGCATGGATGTTGCTTGATGAAAGAGGATGGCACTAGTGTTGCATGCTCTGTGTCTGGCAATGTCATAACAATAACAGGCAGTGTTAGTTCAGAAGACCTATATGGCTTTGCAATTGTAAGCTAATCTGGATTGATTGTGAAATCTCAAGTTGTTGAAACAGATTTAAAATTCTTAGAAGAGCTTGAGCTAACAGCAAAGTCTATATCTCAATATCTCAACAATATCTTGCTAGAATTGGATGATCTGGGAGATAAGCTGTTAAAGAATAAGTTAACCTTGCAAGAGTTTACAAAATTGGATAAAATAAGAAGTGTATTGAATCAAACCAAAATCTTAATGGAGTCCTTAGAGGAGTTATAGATGACTAGGCAAGAGTATTTAGATGCCATAGATATAGAGCTAAAGGATACTGGCTCATTTTTATCTACAAATGATAAATCTCAGGCACTAGATAATGCAATTCAGCAGTACTCAAAAGATAGACCTAGAATTAAAATGAAAGAGTTTGATGGAGATGGGAGCAGTTATGATTTTCAATTGCCTGATGATTATATAGGCGGTTTTAGCTGGATTGTTATGGTTGAGTATCCTGCAGGTAAACAAGAGCCTAAGATTATAAGAGAAGATAGATATGCTGTTTATTTTAAGAATGACCTTTATTATTTAAGAATGAAATACAATGTGCCTTCTTCTAGTGAGTCATTAAGAGTATGGTACACAACTTTACACAATGAAGGCACAATCCCAGAAACAGATACAAGACTCATTGTAAAACTTGCAACCTCTTATTGCTTTAGAATGCTTGCAGCCAAGTTTGCTCAATCTAAGGATAGTATTATAGATGCAGATGTTGTGGATTATAAGAGCAAAGTGGAGCAATATACAGCCTTAGCAGATAAATTAGAAGCAGAATATAATAGAATTATAGGCAGAGGAGAGAAGGGACATCCACCTGCTTTTGCAGTCAAGGATTGGGATAGGAGCTTGAGCGAAGCAATGGGCCATTTTTTGTATCACAAGCCTCTTTATAGATAAGTGCTTAGATGCTTGAAGTAGAAAAGTTATTGAAGCAAGAGATTAAGCGCATTAGAAAAATACAGATGGAACAGATAAATACTTTACATGAGCTTTACATAGGCAAGAAGGGACGTATAAGTAAAAAATTGAAAAAGGGCATAAATAGTATCTTGAAATCTAAAGATAATGCTCAAATTGCATAAGATACACAGTCAACTTTTAGAAGAAGAAATAGTTAAGCCTCAATTGGAAAGACAGCTAGGCTGGATTAACAACCTAACCTTTCAACAAACTCCTTGGAATAAAGACCTAGCATATCTTAATTGCTCCTTTGATTTGAACGAAGAAGGACATGAGAGTGAGGATTTAGATAAGTTATCTTCATTATACAAATCTCGAATAACTGTATTCTAAACATGGATTTTTCAAAACTACCCGAGGTAATTTTGCTTGCTCTTTGTATATTTGGAGAGGCAAGAGGAGAGCCTTTACAAGGAAAGATAGCAGTGGGGCTTGCTGTTAGAAATAGAGTAGAGAAACACCATAGCTCTTATCGCACAGAAATTCTCAAGCCTTATCAATTTTCTTGCTTTAACAAGAATGATCCCAATTACAAAAAGTTATGTCTCTATGCTTCTAAGAGTGAAAAGGAATGGATGCGTTCTAAGACTCTAAGAGACTGCCTTCTTGCTGCTAAGATTGTAATGGAAGGGATTACTGATTTTACACATGGCGCCACTCATTATTTTGCAACTTATTGCCCTGTTCCTAGTTGGCTCAAGGGATTTAAATTCTGTGGACAATTTGGGAGGCATTTATTTTGGAAAAAGAGTTAATATGTACATTTCCATTTGTTTATCCTTTTCATAATTGCGAATACAGAAGATTAATGGCAGATGGCCTTCCTCGATGTATTTGCAATAATGGACAGTGCAAGAAATGCCAAAGATATTATGCTAAGCCTAAGTGGGAGTTGCCTGAATCGGTTTTAGAATACTTGAGACATGTGGTTTTGAAGAATCGAGATTAATTCTCTTTACTTTCTAGCTGAATCATAGGATTGGGATATTTATCTGGCCAAAGCCAATGGGTTTCTGGGATGCCTGTAATTTCTGCTAATTTTGCTGCTAATTGTGGACTTGGTCTTCTCTTGCCGTGTCTTATTCTAGAAAAATGTACTTGAGAGATACCTGCTTTGAATGCTATTTCTTTTCCTGTAAGTTTTTCCATGACTTTCTAAGCAAAGGATAAACAATTTAGCCTGATTTGTCAAGTTATGTCAATTCTGTATGGATGTCTTGACAAATTTAACCTCTTAGGTTATCTTAGGGTTAGAATGGGACATGAACTGACAGTCTTAGCGATTGACCCAGGCCCAGAACAATCTGCTTGGGTTCTCTGGAATGGCAGATTTATATTGGGTAAATCCATTGAAGATAATGAGTCTTTGCTTTCAAAAATTCACAATCTCATGGTGCCTGTTGTTCCTAATATTCTTGCTCTTGAAGAGGTTAGAAATACTTATGGCATGCCTGCAGGCATCTCTTTATGCAAAACTATATTCTGGACAGGGAGATTTTATGAGGCATGGAAGTTTACTGTGCCAAACTCACTCATAGTGCTGATACCCAGAATGGATATTAAAATGCATATATGTAAATCGCCAAAGGCGAAGGACTCTAATATTAGGCAAGCATTAATAGATAGATTTGGCAATCCAGGAAGGAAAAATAATCCAGGCATTTTGTATGGAGTAAAGAAAGACATGTGGCAAGCATTGGCATTGGCAGTTTATGTGCATGATAAATGGACTTTGGTGGAGAGCAACAATGTCTAGAGCATTTTCAATGAAATCTAAAAACAATATTTTATATGAGATTCAACACAAGCTATCTTTATTAAAGCATGATATTATATCAGGCCAAATTCATCCAAGAGCAGCTATCTCCAAAATAGAAGAAATTGAGTCACTAATAGGTGAGTATAAGAATAAGTATCTTTCTACTGAGTATGCAGTGTTAGATGAAGAAAATGGATGGCCTGATTGAGCTTTGATATGGACTACCCAAGCGTGACACAAATAATAAATGAGTTTGCTGATTACAGCATGGTTTCTACAATGAATTTCAACCTCTCAATCTCTAGAGGCAATGTTGTACACAAACACTGCCTTGCAATTGCAAGAGGTCTTACTGTGCCAGAATTAAATGGAGAAGCACAAGGATATGTTCAGTCTTTTCAAAAATGGATAGATTATGTTAAGCCTGAGATTATAGCTGTTGAGCCAGAAGTCAAAAATGACAAATTTGGATATATAGGCCATCCAGATTTGATTTATAAAAAGAATGAGCAAGTGTATTTGATGGACATAAAGACAGGACAAACTCCCTGCTGGACATGGATAATACAGTTAGCTGCTTATTATTATTGTGACTTGCCAAATAATCCTATAAGTGCAGTTGAAATTTTGAGTCCTCATCCTTTTGGGGATATACCGAGGGTTTTTAGGTATTCTAGAGATTCAATTAATAAAGCATATTCTATTTTTATAAACATGCTTAATGTTTATCGCTATAAGAATTCTAAAGAATGGATGCCAAGATAAGCAAAAGTAATATTGAGAACAATCATTCATCAAATTTTAAGATGTACTATTATAATCAGACTAAGCATACTCATCTGGTATTTGAATTGGTTCAAGTTAATCCTCAATCAGACTATATTCTTACAGTTGATTGTTGGAGTGATTTAGCAGATCCTTCTTTCAAGAGTGTTGTCTTCTCATCGTTCAGAAAAGCACTTAAATGTATCAAAAAAATTTTGATGTGCAAGAGACTGTATATCAATAAGCCTCGTATTGGACAATTGAGATCATGTATTAAAAATGCAATTAAAGGAGATCACAATGAATGAGTTCCAATACCAGCTCGCTATAGCTCAGGCCAAACAAAGTCTTTCCTCATTTATGGAAACAGGCGAAGCCTTATTAAATCAAGCTCAATCAATTGAGATACTAGATAAACCTGAATATGAAGAAGGAGCTAAATTATTTGCTCAAATCAAGTCTTTCAAGAAAACGATAGACACTCAGAGAAAGGAGCTAATTAAATTACCTTATGATTATGTAAGAAGAGTAAATGCTTTCGCCAAAGAGATTTCTAAGCCTTTAGACGATGCAGAGACAGTAATCAAACAAAAGCTAATTGATTATGAGGCTAAAAAGGAGTTGGAGAGAAGAGAGCAAGAGAAGAAGGCAGAAGAAGAGAGGAAGAGACTACAGGAGCGACTAAACAAAGAGGCTCAGGAGAAAGGTGTAGAAGCTGTTATCCTTCCTGAGGTTATGTTTCCTAAAGAGGAAAAGAATATAGTGCATACAGAGAGTGGTGACACTGTTTATACTCGCAATGTTTGGGATTTTGAGATTGTGGATTTTGCACAAGTGCCAGATGAGTATAAAGTTATAGATGAAAAGAAAGTGAGGCAAGCTATAAATAGACTGGGGATAAGAGAGATCCCTGGATTGAGAATATTTCAAAAGAAGACTATTGTGAAAAGATAGGAGGCAACCATGAAAAAACAAAGCCTTGCGAAAATCGATGAAGTAATCCATTCACCTGAGATTAAGAAAGGATTAGACTTATTGCCAGAAAGAATTAATAAAAAGCTCTTTATAATGACATTTTATAATGCTGTTATGAGAAATCCACAATTATTGAATTGTACTAAAGAAAGTCTAATCAATGCGTTCTTACAATGTTGCGAGTGGAGACTTGAGCCTAGCTTGGGCAAGGTATATCTTGTACCTTATAAGAACAATAAAAAGCCAGGTAATCCATTAGAGTGTCAAGCTCAAATAGGGTATAAGGGTTTAATTGAGTTGGCTAATAGAATTGAGAATGTACAAGTCAGTGCACACATTATTTATGAAAATGATGAGTACGATATTCAATACGCACCCGAAGAGAAGATATTTCATAGGCCCAAGATTACAGGAGACAGAGGCAAGCCAATTGGAGTCTATTGCATTTGGAAAAGAAAAGACTCTACATCATATTTGTTTATGACTTTGGATCAAGTCTATAAAATAAGAGAGCATAGCATTTCTTATCGCACAGCCGAAATGAAAGGCACTAAAGACTCGCCTTGGCATGTCTGGCCTGAGGCAATGATAAAGAAGACAGTAATAAGACAGAAAGCTAATTATGAAAGACTCCAATCAAGTTTTGCAGAAATACTTGAGAAGGAAGAAGCCTTTGAATTTGGAGATACATCAATAGCATTGAATGAAGAACCTAAACCTATTGAGATGCCAGAGAACAAGACAACAGAGTCATTAGAAGAAGTCTCATTTGAGGATAAGCTAAATGAATTCTGCACCACTCATAATCTAGATATACAACTTGTTAATGCCTATCTAGATGAGTGTATAGAAATGTTTGAAATGTCTAAAGAAGCAGTATTGGAAAGGGCCATAAACAATCCAGATGAATTCAAAGAGCAATTTGATAGGTGGCTCAAGATAAATGAGGCTATGCAAAAGAATGCTGAGGGAGGGTCGTTTTTAGAGAAATTGAAAGAGGCACAAAGTAAGCCTAAGGAGAATGCAGAGAATATATTTGATGTTAAAGGCAAGCTAGAAATGTGGCAGAAGCAATTTATAAATGAGCTGAAAAATGCTGTGAAACAAGGATTAGTAACAGAAGAAGCAATTAAAGCCAAGATGATGGAACAAGGTTTAAAGAGCCTCTTAGACTTGCCTTCTTTAAATGATGCTGTGAAGTTTTACATGAGTTGTGTTTCAGATAAAGCCAAATAGAATGAATAATGCCAAAACTAAAAGTACCTGTGAGTCTTATGGTTTTAGATTATCTTGATAGCAGGCCCAGTGGGTTTACTTTCTCTATAAAAGAGCTTATGGATACATTGGGTCTTCCTGCTTCTGTTAGGGCATCAGTGCACAGAATTATAAACGATGCCCTCGATGAGCACCTTGTAGAAAAGCTAAGTTTTGGGTGGTATCAAATAACAAAAGAACCTAAGGTGTTGAGCCTTGATGAGATGCAGGGCAAGAAGCTAAAAATACCCCTGCCTTTTAATCTTGGATTTAAATTTGACTTATATCCTGGAGCAATTGTATTGTTTATTGCCTTGCCAGGTAAAGGAAAATCATATTTTGCTGTGAATTTGTGTAAGTTTTGGGCTGAAAGAGGTTTTGCGCTGGACTATTACTTTTGTGAAGCGAAAGAAAGTATTGTGGACAGGCTTTTGAGAATGACCTCAGAAGGATTTTGGGTAAATAAGGATGTGCGATTTATAGAGATTGAAAATCCAAGCATGAGAATGAGAGATGACTCTAGAAATAGAATTGTGATCTGGGATTGGCTTGACTTGACTGCACAGTATCACAAAGTGCCCCTGATTATGAGACGAATGCAGAAAGACCATAAAAGTCTTATTGTTATCTTTATGCAAGGAAGACCAGGAGAAGAAGGTATCATGCCTTTTGGCAAGTTAGGAGGGTTACATCCTGTAAGTGTTGCATTTGCTATAACACATGATGAGAAAGATAAACGCAAAGAGTATCCTATATTGAAAGTTAAAAAGGTTAGAGACTCGAGCTGGTTTTGCGAAGGAGATGAGATTTATCTTAAATTTGATTCTTCTACAGGTGAGATAAAACCTTTAGATATAAGAAGTAGAGATGAGTTAAAGAAACTGATAACAGGCGAAATCACAGAAGAGGATTTGTATGGAGCGCCAGATCAGGATGGAATACCTTTCTAACCAGTGTTCAAATGTGGACAGAGGTTAGTGTTTTAGAAGCAGTAAATTTGAACATGATAGAATCTCTCAAGGTTGAGAAACTTGAAGATTATGGATGGGCTTTAGTAGCCCATGGAGTGAAGAAATCTTATGTGATATACTATGCAGGTGATAAAATTGAGCCTGTGATAGAAAGGTTGGAAGAGCTTGTTAGGGAATTGAATAAAGAAAATCGAGTTATTGTAACCACTCAGACATGAGTAAAATCATAAATTCTAAGAATAGAATATCAGCAAAGATTTTGATGAGATTTGTTAAAGAAGATTGGAATGCTGAAACTTATTGTGTCTCGGACTTCTCTGGAGTTTCTTTGGAGGCTGTTTTCATGTTTCTGAATGAACTTAGATACTCCAGAATGGCTGGACAATTCGTGGGAAGTGACAAATGCTTGCAATAAGAAAACATAAAGACTTATTTAAACAAATAAGACAGTGCCAACAACGAATAAAGCTGTATGAGGACTTAAAGGCCAAAAACTGCTCAGATTTTCAAAACTATATATGTGACCAAAAACTACTAGAACTTAAAAACGAGAAGAAAAACTTAACATTAAAGCTAGACATAGCCTATGCCAAGTATGATGAGTTTTGGCAAGGCAAGCTAGAATCAAATAAAGACAGAAAAATTGAGAAAATAGATATAGATAAGGCTAAAAATGTGCCTTTTGATAAATTATTAGAATTTAACAAATATGGCTTCACATTGTGTCCTTTTCACGGAGATACTAAGCCTAGCATGAAATGGTATAAAGAGGATAATATTGTGCATTGTTTTGGATGTGGAGTGCATTCAGATACAATTGAATATATGAGAAAGAGATACAATTTGAGCTTCAAAGAAGCAGTATTAACCTTGTTAAGGAGGAATAATGTTTGAACTTAAACTTAGGTGTTTGTTTTGGGATGATGAAATTACTATTCCAATAACTGTATCTGATGGATGGGAGACTTATTATAAAGGAGATGAAATAGAAACATGTCTATGTCCTAAACATGCTGAATGTCTTAAGTTTTTCAAGGATCAATGCCCCAGATTGCCCTTTATTTAAGGATATATATCATTATAAAATTACTCAGTTGGATTTGAAATGCATTGAAGATGGAAAGTGTCCCAGAAGGGTATCGGGTACATTATTTGTTAAAAGCAATAAAGATGGACTTGATATGGAAGTAATTGATATGAGTACAACATCCGAAGCAGGTAAGGCCTTAGCAAAAGCAATCAAAGAATATCTTGCAAGAAAGCCGAGATGAAAATATTTAAAGAAGCTATATGTTTTATCTGCACAAAGTGTGGCAAGAAATATTTTGAGATGAAAATCCCAGATATGCCTTGTCCTAAATGTGGTGGTAAATTGATACCTATAGATTGCTGGGATGAGAATCCAAATAGAGAATTTAAAGACCCAAATAAAGTTAAATGGGAAGAGTTCTTTTAATAAGCGGAGGTAGCTTAAAGGCAAAGCATTTGGCTTCCAGCCAAAGGATACAGGTTCGAGTCCTGTCCTCCGCTTCTTTTTTTTCTAAAATCGAAAAGAAGAGGAAGGGGCTAGATGACATCAAGAATTGTACCAACTAATACCTCTGATGAGGCTTCTTTAAGATATGGAATCGATATTTATAGTGATTGTTGCACTTGTCCTCCAATCTATACCTGCCCTAATTGTGGTATGGCGTTTGTACCTAGTATTTGGATTGAAATAAATGGTCATTTAAGACCAATTTGTCCTTATTGTGGAGACCCTTAAGAGGTAAGGAGGTAATGAATAAAATAGATAAATATTGGTTGGTCAAAATTGGGCCTAGTTGGCAAGATCCTCTTTGGATATTTGTAGCAGAAAATTATGAAACAGCGAAAGATTTTGTCTTTGAGATAATGAAACGGTCTGCTTATAACGATTGGAGTATAGATGAGTCTAAAGATTTGCTAAATGTATATAGTGATAATCTAAAAATATGGATTGAGGTAGAACAAGCTGAATATTTAAGCAAGTCCTCAATAAATGCCTTATTGGGTTCACTTGCAAACGTGTTTGCCTTTAAGACTCTTGATAAGGAGAAACATAGCAATGCCTAGAAAACAACCTATATGGTACCGCAAAGGCTTTTCTACAGGTGGCAGATATGATTGGGAATTAGAGGCAGAAATAAGAGGTTATTCTTCTGTTAAGGAAATGCTTGAGGATTTATACATCAAAAAAAACATGACTTATTATCAAGTTGCAGATTATCTGGGGGGCATTAGTGCTGGCGGTGTATTTAATAAACTCAAACGATTGGGAATTTCAAAAGGATATAAGAGACATTTTAACAATAAATTTGAAGAACTTTTCCCCAAAGTCAAAAAGTGTTTAGAACAAGGACGATATTTGAAAGACTGTCTTGCACTAATAGGCTATAAATCTTGCGGCAATTGCAATGAAGGGTTTGTGGGATGGATGAAAAGGCATAAAGGATTAGTAAATAAAGGGTGCAGAAAATATCCTAAATGGGTGTTTGAAGAAAATAAACAAGGAGAACAGGATGCCAGAAAATAAAATACAGAAACCTATAAGGCAATTAGTGCGAAGCATTTATGATTTACAAGAAGATAGAAAGAGAATTGGTCTTAGGCTAGTGAATCATTTTATGGTGAAAATGGGAATTGCGCCTTCCCAGAAAAGAGGCAAAGCGAGGCAGTTATTAGACCAGTTAAAGCAAGAATATAAGAGAATCACAGACGGTCTCCTAGAAGAGCCTAATGTTAGAAAGCTGTTGAAAGAGAAAGGATTGATTACCGATGAAGCAGAGATGATTTTGGTATCCATGTATTTTGATTTGTTGAAGAGAGAAGAGCAACAAGTTAAGGCTTTAGAAAAGGTATTGGAACAAGAGCGTATTTATACAACCTTTCTGAAGAATATCAAAGGTATTGGACCTCTACTAAGCGGTGTGCTTATATCGGAGATAGATATAACAAAGGCTAAATATGCAAGCTCTCTTTGGAAGTATGCGGGCCTTGATGTAATCACTTATTATGATGAAAATAAGAAGCAGTGGATAACAGAAGGCAGGCGAATGAAAACAACCCATTTAGAGGAGAGAGAGTATATAGACAAAGATGGGAAGAAGAAAGTTAAGAAGACTCTCACTTTCAATCCATTCCTAAAAAGCAAGTTGGTAGCAGAAAAGGGTGTAGCTCACAACTTCATAATGCACAGAACAGAACCTTATTATAGCATGTATTTGAACTACAAGTTTAGAGTGAGAAATAAGCCTGAGTATAAAGATGAATCTGATGGGCATATTCATAATATGGCTAAGAGGTATATTGCAAAGCAGTTTTTAATTGTGTATTATAAGAAGGCAAGAGAACTGGCTGGATTGCCTGTATATAATCCTTATGCAGAGGCAAAGCTAGGAATAAAGCATGCTGTATAGCCATATGGATGAAGTTTCCCGCTGCATTCTAGCGAGCCATAGCTTTATAGGCAACCATGCTTTTGAAGCGAGCCATAGCGGAACTGATAACCATGTTGCTTGAGCGAGTCATGCTATTAGAGTTATCCACTGCCAAGAAGCGGGTCCTAATTTTTCAGGTAACCTTGATAACATAGCGAGCCTTATTGACTGAGACAACCAAGATAAAGGAGCGAGCCTGATTTTCCAAGATAACCTCGATAAAATAGCGAGCCAGAAAATTTTAGACATCCACAATTGAAAAGCGAGCCACATGTACCCAGATATCCATTATTACAGAGCGAGCCGCAATAACACAGACGACCATGATTTGTGAGCAAGCCACTCTTTTCCAGTTGACCATTAAAGTTGAGCGAGCCATAGACAAATAGTTAACCATGATGTATAAGCGAGCCATGTACACTAAGTCAACCATTCGTTATTAGCGAGTCGCAGATGGTAAGTTAGCCATGTTGATATAGCGAGGCCATATTTGAATAGTCAACCATCTGAGAGAAGCGAGCCATATAGATTAAGGCAACCGAAATTTCCTAGCGCCATTAGAAAGGAGTTAGCCAAGGTGATTGAGCGAGTGGTAGATATCCCTGAATCTTAAGCGAGTCATTTTAAAGGAGGCAACCACGTCTGGTGAGCGAGCCACTTTCGCACAGATAACCACCCAAGGCAAGCGAGCCATTTGATTTAAGACAACCATTTTGTGATAGCGAATGCCATAATTCCTGAGCTAACCCACGATAATGAGCGAGTCATGATTAGTTAGACATCCCATAGAGACGAAGCGAGCCATTATTGTCAAGACACCCATTATGTTTTAGCGAGCCCTTAATGCCAAGATAACCATTTTCCCATAGCGCAATCTAAGCCATATCAGTTAAGCTACCCAAGCCTTTAGAGCGAAACTCCCTTACCTTCTTTTTATTTTGATACACTTGAGACAGTTATCACACTTAGTACATTCGAAACACTTGATACAGTTGAGACAGTTAGCATAGAATATACAGAAATATCACAGTAATCCTTGAAAATCCAGAAATATCAAGCATGATACACTATGCAACACTTTGATACAGTTATGGACATAAGACACATCGGATTTTTCTCTCAAAATCAAGATATAATCTATAAAATCAGGGACACCCTTTCAACCTTTGATACAGTTTGAGACATTATGGACATAAGACACATCGGGATTTAGCTAGATATAGCAAGGAAAATCCAGGATTTTGGAGAATTTTTTGATACACCTGTGTGTGTGTGTATCAGTGTATCTTGGTTTATATAAATATAAATATATATAACGGCCTAGCTATGGAGTTTGAATCGAATTTAATTGGTTCCTCAAAGACTCACGATACTTTATCTCATTTTCATCCAAGTTTGCCCTTCCCCTCTTTATAACTCTATTCTCAAACTCAAAGGCTATCTTTGCCTGTTTTCTCTTTGCTCTAAGATAAGGATACAAGAATTGCAAAACAGCACCTGCTTTATACCCATAAGCTACCCAATAATATGTAGGCTTTTGAATATCTAACCTGCGATAAACCTTGCCTATTTCTAGGACTTTCTTTATTTGTCTAGGGACTTCCCTATCTTCATGTTTAATAAGGATCTCCAATTGATAAGAAGGACATTCCCTGTCTTTTCTATTTCTCTTTGCAATCCTTATTATGCCATATTTCTCAAACAGATCTCCCAAATACATGCTCTGAGACTTCTTCTGCAATAATTTTCTTTTTAGATTGCCCAAGAAAATCTGAGTTTTGCCCATTGTATTTCTATGCTTGCATTTGGGGCATATTGCGCTTAGGTGACCTTTTCTACTTTGGGAGTAGTATAGAAATTTATGACCACAGAGTCCACATTGTATCTGCATCTAATTAGAAGATAACATGAAGCCCATTATTTATCAATCTCATATTATTTATCTCTGTATCTTATACCTTCGCAACTTGACATAATATTAGAAAATGCGACATTTAAATTTATCAGATTAAATTGACTAGTGCTTTACATTAGAAAGTTTGAGACATTTCTTTAGATATTGCTTCTAACAAGACATTGGTTGGTATAGCAATGCTCTTGGTTGTATAAGTTTTGTTGTTAGCACTTATAATATCATAACTCTTTATCCAATTCTTTCCATTCATGATCCAAGCTCGTTTTAACAACAAGACTGGTAATAGGTAAACCTTCTTGGAGGACATAATAGCATAAACTATATAGTCAGATTGACAAGTGTAAAGCCAACCAGGTTTGCGTTGTTCCCAGATACTCCATATTTCTAACAATATGTCACCATAATCCTTTCTTCGTTTCTTCTCATCAATCGTTAAAATTCTTCCATCTTTGAAATATAAGATTTTATCTATTCCTTTCTTTTGTAAATCTAGATCTTCTACAAGTTTAATTCTCCTCAAACCAGGAAATATGCGATAGTAGAAACTATCAAATAATTCATTCTCTCGTTGATCTAGTGAATATTGTAAATCTACATCAAAATCGTTATATTTCATTGCCCCATGCTTTCCAGCCCTGTCGAGTCTCTCGTGCAAAAAGCTCAAGATACTTTCCTTTGGGGCACATTTTTTCAATCATTTCATATATTAATTTGGGTTTTTCACTATGCTTGCCTCTTCTCTCACGAATTATCGAGCTAAATCTTGAATCTGGTGGAGGAACAGGGTAGTTCCCTTTAACACCTACTAATAATAACTCATGCTGTATTCTGAACCAAAATCCCATACCTATAACTTCTTTATCCCATACAGCGCAAGTGCGATATTTGAAGCCCCAGGCTCTCATAACTTCCAAAGCTTCTTCTAACTTTGGAGCAGTTGCCCACAAAAATAATACTGCATTTTCTGCAGATGGTATTTGTAATTGCTTTATTTCATCTAGAGTCATAGTTGGGTACTGATTTTCGATTGCTCTATTGATTGCCATTGAAAACTCATATTGCCAAGGAGGATCGGCAAGTATAACATCATATTTTTCATTATTTGTCAAAATTGATGGCTCGGTGTATAAATCTCTTATTATCTTTTGTCTTGCTTTCTTGATTGATAATCTATCCTCCTCAATAACCTTGATTATCTTTTTCTTCTCTTCAGGTGGCTTCTTATAAAGCTCAATAATATCCTGTTTTGGGTTTTGTTTGAGGATTTCTCTAGGTATGTGTTGTGTTAACTCTTCTACTGCTTGGGCTAGAAGGGCGTCGTTATAAACTGTTCTGCTTGTTACTCCTGTTTCTTCAGCTATCTTTTGAGCAGTCTCAGAAGGATCTGAAATTTTTTCAGATCCCTTACTGTAAGGTATTTGGCCCCCATGACTCTGTTTCTCCAGCAAATACTTCTTGCCTCTTAAAACACTCACCTCAAAAGGATCCAGATTTCTCCTACTTAATTGGTTATCAATAACCCAATTAATAGCTGATTTTCTATCAGGCAAGGAGATATACCTAAAGGTTGGTTTAATATTGTGTTTTTTACAAATCTCTAATCGGTGGTGTCCATCCAATAATATATCTTGCTCTTTCCATACAACTAATGGTTCAGTAAGGCCTTCATTTAAAATTTTTTGCTCGAGTCCCTGAAATTCATCTGGCTTTAATGGTGGTATCAAATTCATAATATCTGGATCGATTTTCATAAGGCCTCCTTAATAGTGAAACTATTTAGCATTCTTTCGGTCTTTAAATCTCTTTCTTTCATAATCTCTGTTCCAATAAGGACTGCCACATTTAGGGCACCTAAGAGGCAATCTTTCACTCCTTGGAATCCATTCTTTACCACATCTTTTGCATCTTAATCGAGGCAATCGGAGCCGCTTCATGTTAGGCATTATACCTTTGTCTTGTTACAATGTCAAGATATAACACTTATTCTCATATTATTTATCTCTTTCTCTTATCCCTTCCGCGTCTAACTTTGTTTGATTTGCCTAAGATTCTTGCAACAGCTTAAATTGCATGCTATCATATTCTTTTAAATGAAGGAAGTCAAATTCTTAGCTTACAAAGGCACAGACTGGCTTGCAAAAGTCATAAGGTGGCAAACTCAATCTGAGTACAGCCATATTGCTTATATTTATGACAAAGAGCACACCATAGAAGTCTGGCCAGACAGCTTCAAAGAGTTATTTAATTGCAGGTGGAAAATAAGAAAGATATTTCAAGGCTACAAACAAGGCGATGAGTATGAGATTTGGAGTTTAAAAGTCAGTAATGCCCAATTTGTAGTAATAGACAACTTCTTTGTAAGCCTTGTCAAAATGCATGCCAAGTTTGATTATATTGCTGGATTTGGACTGTTCACAAAGTGGAATAAACAAAAAGAGAATCAATACTTTTGCAGTGAGGGTTGCATTTGGCCCTTAGTAAGAGCATTTAATTGGTATAGCATTACTCCTTGGAAGGTTACACCTGTTGCCTTTGTTTGGATTATTCAAGCAGCGGGTGCAGAATGCATAGAAAAGGGCATAATTAGGTCTTGACTTATCGGGTTAAAGAGTGTATCTTAGATTTAGAAAGGAGGCACAATGCAGGTAAAGGTGCTTTTGGAGAGTCAAGAAGTTGCATTAAATGCAGAGCAATTAGGTATCAATATGGATACACCTGAGGATGAAATATTAAAAAATTGCGCACCTGTTATCTTGGAGCAGACAGGTGTGAATATAGAATCTGATACGGGTGGCTATATTTACACAGTGCGCAAAATGACAGATTCAGATACAATTTATATTTTGCCTAAGGCGGAGGCAGTCTAATCAATTCAAATAATTTCCAAGTCAAAGAAGCTGGTTTTTGTGTAGAAGGCATGGATAATATTCTATCTCTAAAGAGTATGGTATTAACTGCTCAAGATTTCATAGAGAAGGATTTGATTTATAAGACGAGATATTAGGAGGTCTAAATGATTTGGATAATTTTACCTATGATTAGTATCATTCTTTTGGTATATTCTTTCAAGAAAGATAAGTTTGGGCTTGGATTCGTTTCTTTTCTTAGCTCAATCGGTTCTATCATAATATTGATAACATGCATTGTTTCAGGAGTGACTACTTATCCTTATTTAATTGGCAAATATCAAGAGATTAAAGCACTTCATCAAAGAATTGAAGACATTAGAGCTGCTGCTTATCCAGAACAACCAGAACCAGGCAAACTTATTGCAGGCAGTTTAACTAATTTACAACAATCTTCTAGACTAAGTGAGTATCTGCGCCTTGTTGCAACAAATGAGGCTGAATATAACGCTGATTTAACTAAGGCTCGATTTTACAAAACAGATTTAACATGGATCTTATTTGGTCATGGATTGTTTATTTCAAACAAAGTATTTCAATTGCCTGAGATAAAACATGAGTAGTTTCAAAGCCGCAAATTATTGACTGGATTAACTATTCCTACCCTACACTTAGCTTATTCTGCTCAAAAACATTTGAGGTTGTTTGGGATGAGCAATTTAAACCTCAGAAGGCACAGGATGAATTTGATATATGCACATGGCGAGGAGGAAAAACATTTATTTGTCTTGTTGCTGCTTTGGGTGGGATTGCGGTGAATCAATGGATGCTGTATAATATTAAAATAAATTTTCTAGGTAATGAAAGAACAATTAGGTCATGGTATCACCTGAGGTAGAAATCTTAGAACCTAAGAAGCAAGAAGAAGAAGGCAAGATAGAAAATGTTACTGTTACTGAAGATTCTACAACCATTCCCATAGGAGGCATTTTTGTGACAAAAACTGTTCCTTTCTTTACGTTTACAGGTGATAATTATAATGAATAAGAATCTAATTCATGAGATACTTATTCTAGTAAGAGATATCATTGAATTAGAAGAATACATCGAAAAAGTCAAGGACAAGAAATGGGATGATGCTATCTTTACTGTTATATCCAATAACAGAAAATCAATCTTCAATCGTGCAAAAATGATTTGGGAGAATATTCATTCATTATCATTATCCAAGAGCATACCAGATGAAGTTCTCTTTAAGGTAAGAAGGAATCCATATTGGAGTAACGATAAAATTGCAATATATGTTTGGGAAGAATGTTATAAAAGATGTTTAGCATTAAGAGAGTAATATACAGGTCATTATAAGGAGGCAAATTGTGAAATATAAAATTTTAAGTCTAATGTTAGTTTTCTTATTTCTTTTGCCTCTGAGCTGTATTTCTCATAACTCTTTCAATCTGAACCAATCCATTGAATTTTATAATAACACTATGCAACAAGCCGATGAATTGGCAAAAGTCTTATGTGAGCACTCTGCCTTTTCTGTCTGTTTTTGGAGAAATCTATTGGGTGAAGATGTAATATCTCAGCTTCCTCATGGTGCTTATGAAGCTCTAGAGACTATTGAGAAGACGATAGAAGGCAAGAGATATGAAGACCTTACTGAATGTGAGAAAGGCACAATTCTGGCATGCTGGCTTAGATTTACAGGTATGCTTACTGCTGAAATGATGAAGAAAATGCCTTCTTGGGCAACTAAATTTATTGCTTTGTTCTAATAGAGGTAGTAAGTAAATGGCCTTATCGAATTGGGATTATGCTGCTTGGAACGAAAAAGGAGAGCCAATCCCTACTTATATTGACTGTTCTGGCACTATAATAGAACTATACAAAGATTGGATATACATAAAAAAAGAAACCAGATAGAAAGACCTATTTCTGTATATAATGGAGAAATAGAAGGAGATGGTTTTTATCTTTATGCAGAGCGTGCTCCTCAAGATGGTATATTTGTTGCTGTTAGGGATTGGAAAACAGATAAGATATTTCTTGGCATAGGTGTATATGGTTGGGATGTATGTTGGGTTGGCATCAAGAATGAAACAAAAGAAGCCTTTATAAAATGGCTAAAATCTTTGCCTGATAAAACAATTAATTTAATTATTTCAGAAGATGAAATACCTAGGAGGCTAGAATAATTGAGATATTTGTACCTAATTAGAATAGGTAGCTTGCATTATCCAAGTCATAATTCTTTAGTATTTAAGGATTATGCAATGGCTTATGAATTTATCTCAAGTTTGATTAGTGATTTAATGAATCAAGGATTTAAAGAATGGCATTTTAAGGAGTCAATAGAGAAATTTCATGCCAATAATAGTGACCTTCAAATATGGATTGATATTGAACGAGTCATGTATATTGATTCTACTCATCTATTTCTTTCTTTATTGACTTCAATCAAAAATCCGAAAGACTTTATCGATTATCCTTGGAAGCGCAAATGGAAAGAAGAAGATATTAGAGTCCTGCCTAATCCCAAAAATCGAACATTTAAAATCGGTGATGTTGTTATGGTTACATCAGGTCTTTGGAATGGAGCTATTGGAAAGATATTAGAAATAAGAGATAACGAATTTAAATATCGAGTTCAAATTCCAGACGGAGTGTTTGATTTCAAGGATCATGAGATTGAGTTATTAAAATAATGGGGAGTAATGAATGCCTGCAGAAATGTTTATATCCCGCATTCTAGACTGCGGCCACTATATCTGTGGCCCTTTAGAAGCCTTAAAGCATATCTCAGTTTGCCCTATATGTGAGTCTGAGGTTTCTACTGAGTATAAGCTACTAGTTGAATGTGATAAGGATAAATACAATGCACTTTGGGATGAGGAAAGACAGCAGTGGCTGATTAGAAGAAGGTGGTATAAAATTAAGCCTAGTCAGGTTACAGAGATTATGGGTTTAGTAGGATTAGAAGGTTGGGCTGTGAAAGAAGAAAAAGGCAATGTTCTGTTAGAATTAAGGCATGACAGAAGATATTGGCTGAAGCCAGAAGAGCTGGAGTTCTTGAAAGAAACATTGGATTGAAATTCTAACTGAGATATGCTACAATTAGGCAAATCTAACATGGGAGGTGTATTATTTCTAGCGAAGATCAAAGAGAAATTCTTTATCATGTTGAAATGCCAGAGAAATACTTCCAGATTAGCAGAAAAGGAGATTATATTTACTGCACTCTGTTTGAGCATGAAATGGGTAAAATTACAAAGAAATGCATAGAAGTTGCCTATGAGGTTGACTATGCTCAAGACTTGATTTTGAAATTAGAGGCTTCAAGACAGAATGCAGATAAGTTTGGCGCTCTTTTCATAGGCATGGTGTTAGGTTCAAACAAACAGCTTTGGGATGACACAATCAATGCATTGAAACATGGTGTTGATTTAATACTTGAAAATGCGTGAGCTATTGCAAAAAGCACAAAGAATATTCTTCTCTGATTCTCATATCCCAAGGAATAACTCCTTCTTTTTAGAGTGGCTTGATGCTGTAGTATCTGATTCTAAGGCAGTAGTCTATGGCATTGGTGATGTATTTGAACTTTTAGAATGCACAAGGGATGAGGTATTAGATAAAGGCAGTACAGAAATTGCTATGCTTAGAAAATTGGCAAAAGATAAAAGGCTTAAACTATTGTGTGGCAATCATGATATAGATGCGGGCAAGTGTTTAGGCTTTCCTAGATATTTCAAGCAGGACAGAGTAGGCTATTTCATGGGAGATAAATTCTATTGGCTTATGCATGGACACCAATTTGATTGGGTTTGCAAATATATGCCTTGGAAATGGCTTTCTAAAGTGTTGCCTTGGTTTATGACCCCAGGTAAAGCCAAGGATAAGCAGAAGGAGAAAATATATCACAATGCAGTTAATCGAGTCCTTCAAGCTATCTATAAGAAGAACATAAATATTATATTTGGCCATACTCATTGGGCAGGCATAATAGAAAGAGAAAATGGATATATCCTTGTTAATTTGGGCGATATGCTAGATAGTTGTACCTGGGCAATGCAGATTGGTAGGATTATATATCTGTGTAGGAAATGGGACATGGTAGGAAGCGTTGCATAAGAAGGCATCCCATATTTAATCCCAAGGGTCATAAATCACATATGTCTGGTTTCAGAAGATTTATAAAATGCAAAAGTTATCGAAAAGCCTTTGAAGATATTATTGAGAAGCAAATCCAGAAGCTCAATCAAGAGCTTACCCAAGATGAGAGATCCCGAGCTTCTCAAAAGAATATTTGAATTGTCCCTTACTTATGGCCATAGGCGGATCAGCCAAATCCTTAAACAAGAAGGCATACAAATAAGTAGGTCTGTTATAGACAGGCTACTGCGACAAAGCTATCCAGATAATGTAGTACCTAAGACCTTGCAAGAAGAGAGCAGAAAGGCAAGACAGTCAAGGAAATATCGCCCTTTATCTGAGAAGAAAATAGAGAATCCATTTTGGTATGAGAAATTTAAAGAAGCTAGATTAAATGCTATTAAAGCTGTAAATGAGAATAGAAGATTAAGGAGAGAGAATGAGAAGCTAAAGGCAAGGATTAAGAGGCTTAAAGAGGTGATTAGAGAATTAAATAAAATCAAATCAGTTGAACCTGAATGGGAATACGAAGAATATGGAAATCAACAATTCAATAAATTCTGGTAATTAATAATTGCCTAATTCATCAATAGCTTCACTTTCTAATTTCTTTAAATCATTATCCCAATCTTGCTTTACTAAATTAAATGCCTCTTCAATGTGCGGGTATCTTCCTTGGCTCAATAAAAAATGCATTTCTTGCCTTATTTGACTTTCAATTGATTTCCAACTTCTATTCAATCTAAATCCAATAATCTCCATCTCAGCCAATTTCTTCTTATCCATCCATTTCAATTTTTTGAATTCACTATTAATGAAATGCATTACTCTATCACCTCACAATAAAATGACCTCTCAACACCATCTCTATTATCTTCATCAAAGAATTCTAGATTGAAAAAGCCCTTTAATCCAACTCTTAAATCTTCTGGATGATAAATATCGCCCTTCTTATCGGATGGAATCCAAATTGTTCTTACACCAAATTGTTTAAGCAATTTTATGCTTATTTTAGGATATTTTTGAGTCATGTCTTCCTCCCTATTGATTGAATTTCAATATCTTATTCCCGCTTTTAATATACAATACCCTTCCCAATGGAATCATTCTATATCCTTCTTTATCCAAATCATAAGCCACTAGCAAATTGTAATCCTCAGGATTAAATCTCATTCCAATGCCTTTCACATATTTTTTCACATTCAATCTGCACCGCATATGCCTGATTGTGCCATCTTTCTTTTCAAATACAACATTGAAAATCGCACCATTTCTAGCAATCATATTGATAAAATCTTTGACTATTTGGGCTTTGTCCATGCTAGTCCTCATAAATCTCAATATACTCTATCTGACCTGTTGCCTTAATCCTCTTCTTGACCTTGTCATTAATGAGAAAATCTATTTGCCAATATGGGCCCTCATCATTAGGGGGCCAAACTTTGGCTTCTTCAAAATCTATGCCCTTGAAATATGTCTTGCCATTGATTGTGATTTTCTGATACATTATTACCTCCCTAAGGATTAATCATCCCCTCTTCATCCCAACATGCTCCACAATCCTCGCAATTCCATGTCTCAGTCCTTTTATCATAATCAAAATTAGCACTACCACATTCAGGACATTCCTCAAAATCCCAAGGATTCCATTCAAATCCTTTTCTTGCAATCTCATCACCCTGTCTTAAATATGCATCTCTAATCTCAATTACTAATTCACTTAATCCGTTTAAAGTTTTAGCTATCTCTCTCATCCTTAACCTCCTTGGTTAAATTATAATACATGTTTAAATATATGTCAAGCCCTAAAATGCATGTTTAAGCTAAATTGACTAAATTTTATATTGTGCTATTATACTCACATGTCAACATATCCACTTCCTTGCTCATGATATAATCACCTAATACAAGGAGGCTTTAACATGCCAAATCGCCTGATTTATACTGCAAAAACAAGAGAGGGAGAAAAAGTAACTCTGTATCCTCCTAAGCTCCATACTTTTGAACAAATCTCAAACTATCTTTCCTTTATATGCAAGCAAGTGGAGAAAGGTCTAATCTCAGAGTCTCAGGCAGCGACTATTAAGGACTTGCTTTCTATTGCTATTGAGATTGTGCGGAGAAAGAAAGAGTTTGAGAAATACGATGAGGTGTTGGCCTTTAAGGAAAGAGAGGAAGAAGAATAAAAAAGCCCATGCCATAAAGACACGGGCTTGAATGGCTATTTGACATCATCGTTTTAACAATTCAATCTCTCCATTCTCTCTTTTCATTGCAATTACAATCGGATCATATCTCTTTATGCAATCCTCTATTTGTGCCAAAATCGTTCTTACATCTGAGACAAATACCTCACAATCAATTAATTTGCTATTTGGAAATTGAGACAGAATGTCATTTCTTTCAATGTCTGTGAATTCGCCTATTAGGATTATGTTACTCATCTTTAATCAAACTCATCACACCATAATATACTTTCTCATGTGCTTTACATCTCTTCCAAAATGTAAATGGTTTTTCTTTATACCAAATTATAATACGGTCTTCAAATCCAGTATAAATAAAATCAATTGCTCTAGTAGGCTTAATCAATAAATCATGGTATTTTAAATTAAGAATCCAAGGAAAATTATAACTGCTCATCATTAATGAACTCTCAATTGCATGTTTAGGGCAATCTACATATTTATGATATTTTTCATGCAATCTTTTACACCATTCACAATGCTCATGATCCCATGCATTTACAGGAATATGATTGGGGTCAATGTCTTTTAAGTAATATCTTTTAAATCCCCGATAAATTCCAAATAGATTATCTTCTAATAGTCTATACCCATCAAATGTTTGATCTCCATCTGATTTTTTCCATCCAAAATTAGGCACAAATAGCCAATATTCATGATTCCTGCATGAGATAGAATTCCTGTAATCTAGCAATTCATAAAATACAAAGCATTTATATGTCAAAAGGGGTAGGAAATTGAGACCATGTACATGAATCTCAGGAAAATTATGCTTTCTTAAATAGTCAATTGCCCATTGCTCATCATCAAATGTAGGACTGAATAGAAATGACATCCATTTAATGGCATCATTGCAATCTAATTTTTGAGATTTACCAGCAAAAATCCTTCCTATTTGCATATGAAAAACCTCCTTATAATTCAATGAGCTTGAATGACTATTTAAATTACTTTGAATCACTATTTGAAATATTATTCAAATCGGCGGGACAATAAGAAATGCCTTTCAATAATAAGATAAATCTTTCAATCCTATTTGTCAATTCTATTTCTTGCAGGGCAATCTCCATACAATAAATTACAAGAATCACAATCTCCATTTGAAATGCATCCTTTAATTGGATTAACTAATAATCCTATTTGCTTTGCAATCCTTGCCAATCCAGCATTATTAGTTTTAATATAGCTTTCATATGGCCAATGCTCCTTTGCCTCTTCAATCCTAAATCCTCCGCTAATCCAATCATGGATTACAGATAAAAATCTAAGGCATTTGTTTAATTCGTCCTTATTTACAAATAAAATATCCTCATCTTGCTCAATGTAGATATAAATTTCATATCCCTCCCCTTTTAAGACTAAATACCTTTCCATTTTAACCTCCTATTTAATGCCTAATGCAAAGTATATAATCATTCAATTTTGGGTCAAATATAGATACAGATTTACATACATGCGCTAATTTATGCCCTAATACTAATGCCATTCCTGTGGTAATCCTTCCAAATATTTTAATATCCTTGCCATATAATTGGCCGCTATCTATCAATGCGTCAATCTCACTATTTGTCATATCAATTAAATCTTTCTGGGATAATCCTTGAGGCAATGAAATTTTTAATATATCTTCTTCTAGAGTAAAGAGAGACATTTATACCTTCCTTGGCAATATCAATCTTCTGTAATTCTTAAATATACATCTTTTGCTATTTAAATACTGAATCTTTACTAATCCATAAGACCAGTTAATTGCCAATATCTTGGCTTTTCGGCCTTTAGAAATCACAATGTCTCCAATATTTAGATTTAAGAAATCTCTTCTATTCATACTAATACCCTATTTAGGAAAATGAAAATAAGCCCTTTCAAATACCTTGCTTCCATCCTTCTCAATCTCAAAATAGCTATTTACAAAATATATCTTGTCTGTACTTAAATCCCTCAATCCCAAGAAATTATTAACTCTGCCTTCAATCTTTAAATCGTGCCCAATCTTCTGCCTTAATTCCTCTATTGCCCTATTTGTCCATAACTCAATCAAATCATTTATCAATTTTTGATAATCAAGGCAATCTTTAGGAAAATCGTAAATCTCTTTGCCTATTTGAATTTGTATCAAATCCTTAGTAATAAGAATGCGGTCTATCTGGTCAATTGAAATATCAGGCGTTCTTTGTGCTATTTGAGGCATTGATAACCTCCCTCAAAATCTTTTCATGCTTTTCAATCCCTTTCTTCAATGCCTCTAATGCCTCATTATAATCGTCAAATACTTTCGTAAATCCTAATTGTTGCCTTTCCCTATTTGGCAATGTTAAGCTAATCTCTACAATGTACCATTTACCTTGACTTGACTCAATAGAGGCATACAATCCGTCAATCAATCCAGGCCAATATAAATTTTTGACTCGGTGGCTATATACTGCGTATTCATATCCACCTTCTAATTTGTGAATAGTTTGTAATACCAATGTTTGTGGATGTTTGAATGCTACATATCTTGTAGGATATTCACAAGTTTTAATTATTTTCATTTCTTGTCTCCTTTCAGAAATTTTTTAATTGCTTGCCTCAATGTTCCTTTCCAATAAAGCTTTAATTTAGTAGAATCGGGATTTTTGTAAAAATCCAAATAAGGTATATAAATCTCTATTAGCCAAGAATTGTTGGCATTTTTATGAGGCTTAATTTTGTAGAAATATGCAATATCTCCATGCCAATCTTCTTTATTGCATATTCCATAATGTAAGAAATAATAACCTCGATTAAATACTTGTTTATCCTCTTTTTGATCTTCTAAATACTCATTTAATTTACACCAGAAAATGAAATTAGCCGCCAAATAACTGGCGTCAAATCTATTTGCCCAAACTTTGCTATTTGAAAGGGCATTGTATAAATTGGCTAAATCCTTAATCACACCGCTTGGGTATCCGTCACAGTGACGATAAACCCAAGCCTCTTCATATTCATCTATAAAGGCTATTTGGCACCTTGTAGACATTGGTAACCTCCATAAATTACAATGGATTGACATTGACAATGAGTAAGTGCCTTTTATCTGAAAAATCATCGTAATAACTGCCTATTAAATCCTTGTATTTATTAAAAATCATCTTTTCAATCTCTGTTTCAATCTCTGTTAATTGTATATTTCTGCTTATTTCCCATACAATAGAATATTTCTTATAATTGCTATTTGAATAAAGCCATGTCTCAATCTCTTTATAAGGCTTCTTGCCCAAATTTATCAATTCGTCTGTATCCCAATCTTTCACCCACCAATCATTTACAATATTTGTGTAAATTTTAATCTCCCATGAACCATATTTATTTAATCTGGTCTTAATTTTAATAATCTTGCTATTAAATCGGCTTTTAATCATTCTTTTAATTTCGTTGCCTATTTGTTGCATTTGGCCTTTGGGCATCGGTAAACCTCCAATAATCTAAATGCTATTTAATGCTATTTAATTGAATAGCTAATTAAGAATCTAAGAATGGAGGGATAATAAGACAAATGAAAAAAAGCCCAGGGCAGAGAAACCCTGGGCTGGAAGGCTAAATAAGAAAATCAAGTGGTACCTGTATTCTCTCCTCTACAGGAGCAGGAAGGAACCTTTTGGGCAAGAACTTGATCCTTTTAAACCCAGAATATTTAGCAAGTATTTGTTGCGCTAAATCTTTTGACACAAAACGCAAACGTGGAGAGAATGCTACTAATAAGATTTCCTTTTCTTGCCCTGTGATAGAGTCAACATACATTCGTATTGGAATAGTAGACCAAGAGTTTTTTGGCTTTTTGGTCTCAGGAGTTTCTGGAGCAGAAAGTTTAGGAATGTTGGCAGAATCTTGAGGCTTAAAACCTCTAAAATACTCTCCTAACTTGTAAGCCATCTTACACCTCCCATTTAGACTGGCCTTGAAGTTTAAGGGCTTATGCCCACCAGTCTTTTATTCAAATAAAAAACTAATCTAGCTTAACGCCCAGAAAAACAGCTGTAGCAATAATCTTTTCACCACTACTCTTTCTTAAAACGTCTTCTATTCGCCTGCGGATTTTGGCTATATCTAAGGATTCCTTTGGTATATAGATGTTGGCATTATAATGTTCATCGGCTTGGTACTCCCATGTACAATAACTAAAGTCTTTAACAATGAACGCCTTAATGGCTTCCAACTGTATGCTCCTTTCTTTAAGATATTCCGCTACAGTCATACCTTCATTATCCCATTGGTCACCCGACCCAGTGCTACCAGAATCATCATAAGGAACCTCATACAATTTTCCTTGCTTGGTTAAAACATAAATTTTTACTCCTTCAGCCCTAGTACCATCCGACCAAGAATAACCATCACGCCAACCCTTCATTGTTAAAATCTTCCTTATTTTTTCTTTGCCAACTTGGTAAGTCCTCACCTTCCAATCATCATCTTTAAGTGCTTCTATAACATCCCTCAATGTTACATTAGTTTTGTAAAATAACTCATCAAAACGGTACATCTTTTCCCTCCTTCCCCTTCCCTTGCCTCCTAGGCGGTGGCTTGGGAAGGAGTTTGACTGGCGTTAAAACTTTAAAGGGTTATCCCTACCAGCCATTTTTGATAAAACAAAAAAGGCCAGCCAACATTGCGTTTGCATCGACTGGCCTTCCTTCTTCTCTTCCTTCCTCATCCTCATGCCTCCCTTATACCACACCCTCAGATTTTTGTCAAGCATTTTTTATTAACCCAACTCAACGACTAGTTTAACTTAACAATCTTTCTTAGATAAACTAACTTAGACAATCTAAC